AAAGCAACTTCGATGGAAGCACTATCTTCTGCAAAGAAGTCATCAGAATCTACACGTAAGATGTTTGGAGGATTCTCTTCTAAAGTATCAGGAGATTCTAAAGCACGTAATAATAAGACAGCTATAATGAAAGAGCAAGAAGTTCAATATCAAACACTTGCACGTGCTGATAGAGGAACAGACTCTCTTGACCCATACTCATTTCAAGCACCAGCTAAACTTCGTGCTACTGAAAAACTAGCTTTAAGAGAGCAAGGGTATACAAATTCACTTCTTACACAAATAATAAAGAACCAAACTAATACTGCTAATTTACAAGCAGAAATTCAGTATAGAGATTCAGTATTAAACTTATTAAAAGAGATAAGAGATAATACTAAAAAAGAAGAAAAGAAACCTACTAACCTAGGACCAACTAAAGGATATGAAACTAAAGTTCGTCAAACTTCTGACCTTGCACAAGCTATACTTGGTGGTAATCCAAAAGAGATGATTAAGCAACTTATTAAAGGAACTGATTTAGGTTCTATGGGATTTGAAGGTTATGATATGCTTAAAGATTCCTTAGAAATGATGAAAGAACCTGGAATGCTTAAGCAAATGATGAAGGGTAAGATAATGGAAGCAATTATAGGAAAGCTTCCTAAAGATATCGCATCTCATGCAAACAGAATGAGAGAAGATATGGCTACATATGTACAAGATATGATTAACCAGTTTGCTTTCTCTAAAAACTCTACCCTTCGTTCTATGACAAGAGGACATTATAAATCTGTAAGACAGGATAGTTCTTCTGTTAGTAAAACAGATATGTCAAAAGAAGCTTTGTTTGATAATAAGTTCTATACAGCTGTAACTATGGAAATACCATCTATACTATATTCTATTCGTGATGGTATTAATAAGTTTGTAGGAGAACGTTATGATTATGATAAACAAGAATGGACTACACTACAAGCACAAATAAAAGATATGGCTGAATCATCTCAGTCTATGACTACAGGTGTTGACCAATTAACTAAATATCTATCAAACATAGCAGAAAAAGCAGTGTCTAATACAGGTGGTATAACTAACTCTTATATGGGACAGTTATTCCAAACTGATAAATATGGTTCATACTCAAAAGATAAAAATGGAAAGTTTAAATTCCAAAATGATATGCTTATAAGACAAATTATAACAGCAATGGTTAAAAAAGGTATTGATACAAATGCTTTACAGGATGCTGACCCATATTCTATTATAAATCACTTTGGAATTAAAAGTTTCGTTCCTAAAGAATATTATGATATACTTCCTAATATAATACTTGGTATGTCTGATGTATTCAAAAATCTTTCTTATGATGAACGTAAAGAATTTGATGAAAGACGTGAAGGAGTTGCAAACTCTGTTGACAGAAATTATCTTAATAACCTAAATAAGATATCAGGATATTCTCCTCAATATATAGATGCAATATACAAGCACCAAAAAGGACTTATGAGTTCACAAGAATTTCAAAGAGCAACAGGAATGTCTATATTTAGAGCAGCTGCTTTTTCTGGATATTCTCAAAATAAAGGTCCATATAAAACAGGACATAGAGTTGCTATAAACAAAGGTAAAACTACAAGAGTTAAATCAGTACAAGATGTAAATGATATCTTGTCTTCACCAGTTCCATCAATAGAAGCACTTGCTAATATACCAACTAATGTATGGAAAGATTTATCAGAAGACACTCGTGCAACAGTAAACTCTCTTATTGGAAAGTCTACATTTGGTATGACTTCATCACGTATGGTAGATACACTTCTTACTAATGATATTTCATCTAGTATGAAGAATATGACTGCTGAACAACGTGATAAAGCTTTAAAGCAACAAAGACTTGAAAATATAAAGATTATGATAAATAATGGTGGTCTTACTGATAAAGGTCTTAGAAATAGATACTATAATAATGAACTTACAGATGAAGATAATGAAAAGCTTGATAAAGAACTTAACAAGTACTTTAAAGCAAATGCTATATATACAAAGATGCACAGTGCTAATATGACTGCTGCTTCTATGGCACACTATGTTGGTATGGGTGCAAAAGCGTCAGATTATGAAAGACTAGGTTTTATATCTGACCCAGCACAACTTGTTCCTTTTATAAATGATAAGGGAGAGCTTCAAATAAATCAACTTAAAGCTAAATACTCTAGATACAATGAAGCTATGATGCAAGGTATAGAAAGAGAAGACAGACGTGTAAGAATGGGTGATGATTTTGAAATATCAACTCCTATTACAAGTATTAACAGAATGCTTACAAATGTATTCCAAGATGCTAAAGTTACACGTAATATGGGTATAATAGGTGGAGCAGGTGCAGGATATGCAATAGGTAAATTACTTGAGCAAAAAGGTATAATTCAATCACCTTGGCTTGGTAAAATGATGGCAACAGTTGGTGCTGTTGCAATGAGTTTTGCTAAAAACAGAGAAAAGATTGAAAACATACTAGGTCCTGCAGGTGAATTTAAAAATGAATACGGGATTACAAATAGACAGATATTTATGGCAAAGTTTATAAATAAGTGGCTTCCTTCGATTGGTCTTGGAGGTAAAGTTGGTTCTATGACTATGAAAGCATTTCAAGCAATGGGACCACTAGGAACACTTATATCACCATTTGCTGGACTTATGACTGGACTTCTTGCTGGGTCTATTGCTCCTACACTTATGAGATTTGCACAAAAAAGACTCTTTGATAATAATGATGAGAGTAAAAAAGGTATCTTTAAAAGACTAGGTAGATTTCTTATGAAGTTTGATTTCGTAAAGAAGTATTTCAATATAAGAGATAGACGTACAGATGCTCAAATAGAAAACGATATTACAAGAGATATGATACGTAACTTAGAAAGAGATAGTGAAAATCTTGCTAAAAGACTTGAAGACCCTGATATTACTGAAGATGAAAGAGTAGAAATTCAAAAAAGAATAGTTGAAAATACAAAAAGAATAGAAGAACTTAGAGATTTTGCAAGAGATTTACAAGAAATAGAAGAAGACCATAGAGCAACAAGAGAGGAAAAAGATGCAGCTAAGAAAAGAAGAAAAGACATGCTTGAGGGTAAAAATAAAGAAGCTTACCATTTAAGAGAAGAATCTGAAAGAAGTAAACGTGACTTATCTCAACGTAATATAGCTATGCATGATATGAAGTTTATAACTAAAGGTGATATGTATAAGCAAACAAGAGATAAAACTATGGCAAGAATGAAAGTAGATGCTTTAAATGCACAAATTGAAAGAAATAAAGATTTTAAAGAAGGTTTGAGTAACTATCTAAATGGTAACATTGAAGATATAAGAGACCCAGAACTACTTGCTATGTTTAATAGATTCTCAAAAGGTGGACATAATCTTAATGATGCAAAAATACAAGAGCTTATGAGAAGATATTATGCAGATAGAACTTATATGCAAGAGCTTAAAGATATAGAAGATATGGATTTATTTATACAAAATGAAATAATAGATCCTAAAACAGGTAAACCTTTATCTGGAAAAGATGTAATATATAAATTTGGTAAACCATACTTAGAAGCAGCACTTTCAAAACATAATTATGAACGTGCAATAAGAAATGGTAAGGTTTTGCTACCTTCTGAAATAATAAGAAGTTCTGATATGACTGCATTTAATAATATAATGCAAAATGGAGACTTGAGTCCAGAAGAAAAAGAAAAAGCAGTAAAGAAATGGTTTGACGAACTTGATGAAGATAAGCGTAAAGGTCTTACAGATGCACTTAATCTTCGTACAGACGTTGCAAAGGGACTTGAAAACTTGTCTAAAACATATATAAGATACTTATCTTATATGAATCCTCAAATGCCTTTAGATGCAATTACACGTAAAGCTATGTATGATATACAAGAAACAGTTGTACTTAACGACTTTAAAGCTGATTTAGGTAACATTAAAGGTATTGCAGGAGATGCTTGGGACAGAATTATATATGAAAAGCTTCAATCAGGTTATATAGTAAATGACTCAAGGTCTCGTGGAGAATCAGAACAGCTTATATCAACACTTATGAATATGCGTAAAGCAGAAGTAGGTGGAGGTTCTGGTAATGGAGACAAATCTACTACACAAGATACACAAGCATCTTGGCGTATGAGTGATTTTAAAGACCTTACATTTGCAAACGGAAAGAAAGTATCTGTTGCAGGTTGTGCACTTGGTGCATTTAATGCAGCTATTACAAGACATGGATATCCACCTATATCTGGACAAGCAATGCTTGATATTGCTAATGAGTATCTAACAGATGATGGTGTGAATATGGAATTCTTTAAAGCTATGGCTATAAAGATAGGATGGGAAGTTACTCAATATAAAGGAAGTGAAAATACATTTACTCCTCAAAACTTCAAATCTATAGCTAGTGGTCCTAAATCATCTGTAATACTTCAACTTCAAAATATAGATAATGATGGTTCACATTACGTAACTTTACTTCAATATGGAAATAAGAAATGTCAAATATGTGACCCACAAGCACAAGTTTATAAAACAGAAATACTAACAGGTGATATACTTGCAAGACTTATATCTGTAACCGTACTCACTCATCCAGGAGATTCTAGCTTAAAAGCAGACTCTGATATGAGTAAAGTAGAGAAGTTTAAAAAGAACTTTAAAGAAAGAGCTCGTGACGCTGTTAAATCCACACTTAAATCAAACGGTATAGGAATGGCAGTATATGGACTTTATAAACTAGGTAAATATATAGGAAATAAAGGGTCATCAACTGGACTTGTACCAACTGGTGCAACTAATGCAGATGGAACACCTGTTGTTTCAGACGAATCAAATGAAACACAAGACCCAATAGTATCAAAACTACAAGAAATACTTGATAAAATAAATGATTTTGTGAACGTTCGTATTATAGGTGACGATACGATTGCACTTACAAATACAGATTTAGAATCATCTAAAACTGCATTACAGATGAGTTATCAAGATGCTAAAACACCTAAAGATAAAAACAGACTTCATCATATAAGACAAATGTTTAGCAAACCATCATTTCAAAGAGACCAAATTAAAAAAGAAAAGGTTGAAGATGCAATACTAAATGGTGCTTTAGGTGGAACAGGAACTACCCAAACTACACAAGGAGTTACATCTCAAGTAGAAGCTGCTAAAAAGACTGGTGGAGGAGTAGTTGACACTATTAAAAATGGACTTAGTATGCTTGGTATCACATCTTTACTTACTAAAGGTAAGGCACTTATGTCTAAACTTTGGGGTGGTGTTAAAAATGTTGCTAGTAAAACATGGGGACTTGTAACTAATGGACTTAGTAAAGTTAATGCATTTGCACAAACAGGTCTTGGAGCTACACTAACATGGACTGGACTTGCATTTTTACAAAGATATCTTGCTAATAAAGCAACAGAGATGACTGGTAGGAAAGAAGAAGAGTTCTATGCTATGGGTGAAGGTAACGATAACGGCGATGGTTCTATGTTTGATAAGAACGGTAAGTGGTTAGACCCTGCTAAAAAAGCAGAACGTGATAAAGCTTTTATGAGCAAAATGACATCATATGTTGATACACCTGAGTGGTATGAGTTTGTAAAAGCACATCAAGGTGACAGTGACTACTCTTATAGAATGGCTAAGATGGAATTTATAAATAGTGAAAAACTTAATAAATATCCACTTAAAGTAAGAGAAAGCTTTAGTAAACCAGATAAGAAAGAAAGAGACCTTAAGTATTTACTTGATAGACAACAAGCACTAAAAGGTGAAAAAGGTGGACCTAGTGATATAAAACCTATAAACTTTGGTAGACTTCGTGCAAATAAAGTGGCTAAATTTAAATATGGAAGTTATCCTGCTATAAATGGAGCACTTGGACTTGTACAAAATGCAGCAGCTGCAGCTTTTGGAGGTAATAACTTTGGTCTTACTATGGGTGTAGGAACTGGTTTGCAAGGAGACTTCTCTAAAATAACTAATGGTAACAACGATACTATTGCTATTATATCAAAAGTTGCTCAAATAACTGGTGTTGATGAAAATCTTATGATGGCAATAGCTGGTAAAGAATCTGGATTTGATGCAAATGCTGGTGCAAGAACTTCGTCTGCAAAAGGGTTATTCCAATTTACATCGGCAACATGGAAAGATGTTACTAATAAACATGCATCTAAAATAGGACTAACACCACAAGATATGCAACGTGGAATGGGAACAGGACAAGACCCTAGATTTAACCCATATATGAATGCATTTATGGGAGCATTTCACCTTGCAGATGAATATAAAATTGCACGTCAACATGCAGGTCGTGACCCACTTCCTGAAGAAGTTTATATGGTTCATGCGTTTGGATTTAGTGGAGCAAGAAAGTATATTCAGGCTTCTAAAGATGCAATAGGTATACAACTTGAAACATCAAAATCTGTAATAGATGCCAATCCTTATTTCTTCTATGAAGGTGGTAAGAAACGTATAAGACCATTTACAGTATCAGAAATGTATACTTGGTTTAAAAATGGACTTATATCAGGACTTGATGTTAGAAATAAGAAAAGTGGTACTGCTATAAATTATGCTGGTGCATTTGGTCTTTCAACGTCAGGAGATACTATATACAAACCAGATAAGATAGATTCTACTGTTAAATATGGTGAGTCTATAGGCAAGACGTATGCTGGTATTATGAATAATATGCCGATTAAAGGAAGTAAAAATGATGTAGTAGTTACATCTGCATTTGGTCCTCGTAATGTAAAAGGAGGTTCAAATCCACACAGAGGTATAGATATACGTGCATATAAAGGAACACCTATATTTGCAACGCATAGTGGTAAGATAACATCAAATACATCTAACTTTGGTATAGTACAAATAACTGATGATAAAGGTATATCTACAAGATACTTACATTTATCTAGAAGAACTCCTCTTAAAATAGGAGAATTTGTAAAAGCTGGTCAACAAATAGGAGAAGCAGGTGGAGTAGGACCTAATGGTAGAGTTGATGCATACGGTTCTCACTTACACTACGAAGTTATAGATGCAAATGGTAACAAGATAGACCCATTTAAAGTACTTGATTTATCTTATAATAACTTAAAGATGACAGAAGCTGAAAACATTGCATATGCACAAAGAAATGGACTTAAAGGTGCAACTTCTAATATGTCTAAATCACGTGGTGAAGAAAAAGGAGACGGACCAGTAAATCAAGATAATCGTCCAGTACAAATAGTAAATACTTCTGATAATGATAAAACTATAGGAGTTTTAATTAAAGTAATGTCGTCACTGTTTAGTGGACTTATGAAGCAACAAGCTAAAACTACTGAAGTACTTACGCAAATACTAACATTTATGCAAAGTGAAAGTAGAGACAATTTTCTGATAAATAATGCAAGAAGTATTGCAAAATCTAAATATTAAGGAGGTTTATTGTGGGACTTTTTACAAATATAGTAGAAGCTGTTGATAGAAGAATAAGAGGTTCTGCAAAATCAACTGTTGGAGAAGTAAAAGACCGTATCTTTAGAGGAACTGCAGGACGTGGAGGTTTTTATAATGCAGGTGGTAAACTTGGAAGCATAGTACAAAGTGATTTTGACGCAAGAGCAATGTCATCACCATTTGCAAAAACTGACTTTGCTCAACTTGGTACATTTAAGTTAAGCTCACCCAGTGTTAAAAATGAACAAAATCCATCTGCAAAGTATTACGTAAGACTTGATTATAAAAATCATATAGAGGGTATGCCACCTATGGCAGATAATATAGTTGACCCACCACCATTTATGCAAGAAGCTATGTTTAGGTCTCAGGCTACATCGTTTGAGAGTGGTTTAGTTGGTAAGAAATATGCAAAACTTGTAATGGAAAGAGGGAGTTATCTCTCTCTTACTCCATTAAAGTTAGACCCGTCACCATTTAAAACTATGATACTTGGTGGAAGTAAAGGTAACTTGCTTGGTAAACTTAAAGATAGTCTTTGGGGTTCTGTTAATATTCCTAGTTATGGATTTGATGCAGATATAGCAACAGAAGCATATTGGAGAGATGTATGTGTACATGCAAGAGCATCTCTTATGCTTTTAGGGCTTGGTACATACACAACTAAAGATATGGAAGTATTCTTACCTAAACACATATGTGATAAACTAGGAGATAGATTCTCTGCTATGAAAGGTGAGATTATAGGTACTGAATGGGAAGAAGGATGGCTTTCTAAAGCTGTAAAGTTTCCAGGTAAAGTCATTAAAAATACTGCTAGTATGATTGGTGGATTAAGTAGAAGTGGATTTGAAGCAGCCGATGATTTTTTAAGTGGAGGTAAGGCTGACCCATATAAATTTGCTAAAACTAAACCAGGTCAAGGTAAAGCTATTGCAGACCAGTTAATGAATAAAGCTAAGTCTGATTTAGCTAATGCAAATAAAAAGGCAAAAGAAAAAGCACTGACAGGAACATATCAAGTTAAGAGTAATGAAATACTTGCTGTTGATGACTCTATACTAGGAGATAATAAGTTCTGGGACCAAAATACCAAAAAAGCTCTTAAAAAAGCAAATCCTTATCCTTTATCTAAGTTTGGTAAAAAAGCAAACGAACTTGCTAAAAAAGCAGGAAGTCTACAAAATAAGTTTAATCAACTTAAAAAAGGATATGCAGATGTAGTAGATACTGCAACTAAGAAAGCTAAAGAGCTTGATAAATGGGTTGATAGCTCTATTAAGAATGCAAAAGAAGGATTACGTGCCTTTATGGGAACACATGGAGGAGATGTTGGTCTTGCTCTTTATGATAGAATGGTTGGAACAGCAGTTGACCAAGGTATAGATGGAGTTAAAAAACTTGGTTCTAACTTACTTAAAGGTGCAATTAACGGTAACTTTGAGAAGATTCCAGGACTACAGGATTTATATCAAGCTGGTTACGATAATAATAACTTAAATGACCAGTCTGTTATTAACTTTATGAAATATATACTAAATGCTGACCCTGAAACTATTAATAAAGGATTACCATTTGTTACATTCTACTGTGATGGACCTATTGAAAAGAACTATTCATCTTCACTTGATTTACAAGAATCTGAGCTTTCTGCTGCAACTGTACAATATTGGAAAGACCAAATGGGTAAACTTGTAACAGCTGGACTTCAAAAGATTAAAGGATTTGAAATGCTTGGAGGAGACCCAGAAACATTTAAAGATGCATGGAAAGAGTTAAGATTTCATAACTATCACGATGGAAGTTGGGTTGGATTTAACTTATCATCTCAGATAGTAATTCCAAAGATTATAAAAGGTTCAACACTTGGTGAAACATATACGGCAAATATAAGACTACTTGCAGTTGGAACAGATAGATGGAGTTTATTTAGACTTCATTTTGCTATATGTAAACTTATACCTTTCTTTATAGTTAAAAACGAACAAGACAGTCAGGAAAAATATATAATTCCTCAACAGCCATATTATTGTGCAGCATTTAGTAAAGGTGTTATGAACTTACCACGTGCTGCAATTGAAAGTATAAATATAAAAACAGATGCAACTTATAATACAACAGAAGGTATAGCATCTGATATTACAATTAGTATCAATATAGTTCCTCTAATAAATGTTGCTACATCTCCTAAACTTAGAAGATTTACAGCAAATGATACACCTGAGGCAATTATAACTTCTATGTTTAACCCAACATCTAGTTTTAACTTACTTGCAACTCTTGCAGGTCACAATACTGTATTTACAAAGATACCGATAGGACTTTATGAATATTTTGTAGAAGGAAAACTAGGAGCATATGTTGATAATGTATCAAATATAATGCGTATTGCATCTAATGCATACCAAGATTACACAATAAATACAAACTTCAACTACTTAAGAAGAACACTTACAAGATAAAGGAGAATATAATGAAAAAGAATGATGATAGAGACTCAAGTAAAGACTATGCTATTTTAATGGATATACCTAAAGAAGATAAAGATATCTGTAAAAAGTATGGTTTTAATACTTGTCTTAAAATGGTATTATATGGAGAACCATTTGCAGATAGTAGACCAAAACCAAATATGAAAACAGGTGGTATTGCTCTTGTAAACCAAATGAAGATGAAGAAAGCTTTTAAACCATTCTTTGAAAGAACTGAACTTCTTAAAAAATTAACTATACTTTCTCCTTATCTACTTAAATGTAACTTCTACTTAGAAGCTACTGAAAAAGATAAAAAACGTATATTAAAGCTAAAGAAATATATAGGAGACCTTTACTATAAAGAAAGACTTGCACATATGGGAGAAAAAGACGTTGATAATATGATTAAGATTCATAATGATGTTATGTTACAAAACGAATTTAGAATCATACTTACAGATGGATATAACATTGGAACTTTATATTCTCCTAAGATAATAACTCCTGATAATCCTAGAGCTGAAGTATACGTGTACTTTAATAATAGTAAGGAGAAGAATGACTATTATAGAGAGAAAATAGAAGAAAGTTCTCATTATAAATATTGGCAACTTAGTTATAAAAACTTTAAATATCAGAGTAATCGAAGTATAAAAGAGCAATTTAAACATATGAAGAAAATAGTTGAAGAAATATGTGAATCAATAAAATCTACTAAGCAAATGAAAACTAAGCTTGGTAGAATATTAGAAGAACTAAAATATTATCCAGCAGAGACTATAAAAGAACTTGCTGGAGTAACTGAACTTAAGTCTAGAGAATTTAATCGTATAGATGCAGAATATAAGCTATCTTGTATGTTATTTAATAAAGTTCCTCTAGCACTAGAGATTATCGAACAAGGAGGTAAACTACTACATGAAGACACAGAAGGAGATTTTGAGTCATTCTTTTAATGGTCTTAGAATTATTATAAATAGTTACAGAGAACCAGGAGAAGATAATCATGACTTAATAGAAAGGTCTATTGAAACACCTAGCATCATAAGAGAACTTATGAATGCTGTAAATCCTTGTATGGGAAGGTCTCATTTAATAAGTATTTTAAGAAATAGTGAATTTATAGAATCATTATAAGGAGTGATGAAATGTATATAAATGATATGAATGAAGTAAAAGATGCTGTACTTAAAGAGATACTAGCAAAGGTAATTATAAAAGGATGTGAAAATATATCTGAATCAGATGCATCTAAAGCAATAGCTTGTAATGTACTTGATGGATTAGGAATAAATATAAGAAAACTTGAGTCTTTAGTTGGAAATGAAAACGTTGAAGAACACAATGTAGTTATTAAATCAATAATAAATACAGTTGACCATATCTCATCTAAAGTACTTAGAAGTTTAAATGGAGAACGTATACCAGATGATTCTGTTCATCAAAGTATAATATCAGCAATGGAAGCAGAAGAAACACCTAATGTACTTGCAGATACTATAAATGAAATACTAAATAACGCAGTATCGTCTATGCAAACAGATATAAAAACTGCAAGTAAGATGGTTCTTCAACTTATAAAAGAAAATCAAGATGCTGAAAAGAAAGATAAAGAAGCAGAACTTGATGATTTTGATAATCCAGATATGGATAAACAAAACGAAGAAGATACTGAAAATAAAGATGATAATGAAAATGAAGATGGTGGAGATAATAACTCTGACGATGATGGAGGAAATCCTTTTGATGATGGAGGAGATAAAGGAGATGACTCTGATAAGGGTGATGATAAAAATGAAGGTTCTCAAGATGATAATAATAATAATAATGAAGATGATAAAGGAACTGAAGAAGAAAAGAAAGATGATTCAGGAGATAATGACGATTCGGTAGGAGATGAGAACCCATTTGAATCTATTTCTGCTAAAAATCTTGATGTAATTATTAAAAACTGGAATAATGGATATGATATTCGTGCATTTGAAGGTTTAACTTATAAAGATATAGCAAACTTCTCTAATTTCTGTGCAAATGGACACGTTGGTGGAGCTTTAAAATCTGCTTATGATAAAATGAGTGGAATGGAAAGTGATGAATTTAAACATAATGTAGAGAAATTCAAGAATGTTTCAAGAGCATATGGAGAAGTTACAGTATCAACACTTCTTACATTAGGAAAACTCGGTATAAAAGGTAATAATAACTGTATCAAATATCCTAATGCATACTTAGACTAATAACTAACCTAGGGGTCACACCCTAGGTTTATTTGTCCCGTAAATAAATTACTATTATAAATAATAGGTCGAAGTCACAAAGGACTTATATTAAATAACAGGAGGTATATTAATTGAAGAATGTATTTAGTTTTAGAAAAAGAAAAGACCCAAAACTTGAGTTGAAAGGAAATGAGATGTATGAGTACGTAAGAGGTAGAGGTATTAGATATACTTATTCTAGAGCAAGTGGTAAAATATATGAACTGTATAGGAATAGAATGTTTGAAGTTAAAGATATTTCTAAAATAGATGATTTAGAAAAGGTTCAAATATATAAATCACCTGGATTTATACGTATAGTAGACTTTGACGATTTAATTCCAGGAAATAAAGCATATCTAGCTAAGATGATATACAGTTTATACTATCTAGATAGAGTAGAAGGAGATAACATTTATATAAAAGATATAGTTAGAATGAGAGATTTAAGAAAGGAGATTGACTGTGAAGGAAAGAAGTAATGTAAATATAACAGAAGAAATGCTTGAGACAACACAAACACAAGCTCTTATCTATGCAGCAAATGGAAATAACTCATCTCAACGTAAGGATATGGCACTTGACCAATTTATGAAACTTGTAGTTCCACTTGAAGCAGAGTATCCTTATTATCAAAGTAGTCTTATGCAAGATATAGTATGTAGAAGTAGTGTAATAAGAAGACGTAGAGGTAAAATAACACTTCTACATCATATAAAGTATCAATTTATGAACTTTTACATCTATAAATTAAATGGAATAATTTATTACCTTGAAACAGATAAGTTCCATCCAAATAGTTCATTTGCATCAATACTTAATACAGATTTAGATTTACTAGAAATAGGAAAAGAGTATGATATTAGAGATGATGAAGATAACTTCTGTATAACTTATCCAAATAGTTATAATCCAGTTACTAATACTTTAGGACTTGGAAAGAATATAAGGTCAATAATCACAACTAATGTTCATAACTCTTCAGATAGTGCAAATGTATCTGAGTCTTTTTGTCGCAAGTTTACATGTTTAAGGCATACAGAAATTAAGATAGAGCTTAATGAAAAGACTATAATAAGTAGATATCCAGAACTATTTCCTAAAATAGGAGAAGTAATAAAAGATGATATTCTATTTAAAGTAATAGCAAATACTGATGACCCTATAATACTTGGACAAAATCCTGAGATTGCAAGTGGATTTGAAGATGAGCAAATAAGAGTTGATAGCAATTCATTTCTTGCAAGAGTAGAAGTTTACTGTAATCAAAAATGTAAAGATGATAATCTTGAAAGATATAGACTTGAATATCTTGAATATAGACATGCTATATATGATGCTTTATCTGAGTATCCAACTAATATGTTATCTGAAGAAGCAAATATAATAAAAGAAAACTACAAACATGATAACTTTAGAATAAACTCACAAGCAGTTGACTATCCTTATATAAAGATGACTTTCTACACAATAGATATACCAGATGTAGGATATAAATTCTCTACACAATCTGGAGGAAAGTTTACTATACAAAATGTATATAGAGATGGTTCTTTTGTAGATGAATATGGACGTAACATAGACTGTGAGTATATATCTCAATCACTTATAGCAAGGTCAACAGCAGCTCCACTTTTTGAAGTGTTTCATACAGGAGTAATGGAAAAGTTAAAGCTTTGTATAAATGATGGAACTATTACACCTAAGAAAACATATGAGTTTTTACATAAATACTATACTTTACTTGATTTAGAAGATGAATTCTTATCTATTGGAATGACTGAAGATGATTTGTACGAATTTATAAAAGAAGGATTTCCACCAATAATATATCTTCCATATACAAATCTTAATAATCTTCCTACACATGCACAACTTGCAATACTTGCAAAGAAATATGTAGGTTATGAAAGACTTACTATATGGCATGTAGAAGATAGTGGTGTAAAGATGCCTTTAACATCTAAGCATGAAGTAGGATTTATCTGGTATAATAGACAAAGAAATGACCCTAGAGAAACTAATAGCTCTACTTCTATATCAGAAACTAACTCAAAAGGATATCCAGTTGAGAAAGATGCTTCTAAGAAAACTGGAAGAAGTAGCTATTCTAAAACAGCACAAAAACTTGATATACTTACAAAAGAACATATGCTTATACAGATATGTAATTCTGTTAATAATGCAATATTTAACTATAAAGTTGGAGGAAAACATGTTGTACCTGAACTACTTGTATGTATAGGTACACAACTTGGAATGGAACAAGATAACTCATATAAAAATGAGCAATTAGAAGACTAAGTTAAATATTAGATAATTATAAATAATTTAGTGAAATTCCAGTCGATATTGGAAGCCTAAAGTCTTTATTTCCTGTTAAGTTGGAGGTGATTAGAATATGAAAATAATTGAAATGGAAAGAGAAGATTTACTAAAGGAAAGAAAACGTATAGAAGCAAGAGTTACACGAAATCTTTTAAGAACTAATGCAACTATATTTACTCTTCCTAAAACTAATTACGGAATGATATTATCATTTTCGCCATTTAACATTAATTCCTGTACCAATAGTTTCGTAAAGAGTGAAAGTAGATGGAAATATTCTCATATTTCTAATCGCCTACACACTTACGAAGATGAGAGAAACATTTTAGAAAAAGAAATGCGTATGTTTATAAACTTTAAAGAAAAAGATTATTTACATACAATACTTTCAAAATTTATCTATTATGATTTTAGTGTACGTTATTGTATTAAAAATAAATTACCAATAATAAGTAAACAAAATCACAATAGACTTAAGAAACTTATTAACAAATGGAAAGAAGTTTCAAAGGATATGCACTACAAACCTACTAAGCAAGAAAAACGTAAGCTTAAGAAACTTGCAAGTGCAGATAGAACAGACGTAGTTAACAGGTTAAAAACCTATTAATTAATATTGGTAAAGTGAATTTGCTGTATATATTCCTAGAAGAATAAAAAATAAGTTTTAGATATAACCGCACAATATCTTAAAGCTTATGCATATATACTTTCTTTTAGTGTGCTTCGTTCTAGGTAGTAAAAGTATACTTGCATTGGATGCCAATTAGGAACGCGAAACCATAATACATTATCGTAACGTGTATTAAAAGAAGCGGTTAAGATCTCAATATAATTTTTAAGTTATAGTATGTGCGGAATTTAATTTCATTAAAGAACTCTATATTAATCTAGTAGCCTAAAGTGTTATAGAGTTCTTTTTTTTATCTACTTAGAGACTAGTTATATATCATCAAGTGACTTAAACTCACTATAAATACTAAAGAAAGGAGAATTATTATTATGAATAAGTACTGGATAGTAGGAAAAGATAAGAAGTTTAAACTGTCTGACGAGAGAATTCCTTCAGAAGAAGAACTATATTTATATGATGAGAAAACTAATATGGTTACATCACTTAAATATACAGTTCTTCAAGACTTTAATGGTAAAATAAAACCATTTGGTAAGGCAATTAACCCAGAAGATGCAGTTATTCTTAATCTAGAAGAACTAAGAAAGAAGCCTCTATTTGAAGACTTTGACGAAGATAAAGATATATTGTGGTTTGCGTCAGGTTACGAAGACTCACTTCCTGACCCATATATGATAAAGTTGCCACCTATAGTCAAAGTTACATGTGCTCAAATAGTTAAGTATCCAAACGGATATATGCTTCCAAAAGAAGAACATCAAAAGAAACGTAATATAATAAGAGAGATATGGGCTATGGTTGATGGTAAATCTACTACTGTTGATTTAACTGTAAATCGTGCTAATGAACTACTTTCTTATTTTAATTATACTTTTGAAGACCTTCTTTTATATGATTATTTACATAGTGATGATTGGGCATTTGATATAAATCAAAATAAAGTTCCAATATTTACAAGAGCTGTACTTAATCTATTTGCACAAACAGAAACTGACTACAAAAAACATAATAAAGATGTAAATGTTAAAACTATTCTAAGAGAAATAATGAGTAATGTTTCTAAAGGAAGAGAAATAACATCTATAAAAGCAGACCAATTATTAGAAGTTGTAGGAAAGTCTGTTTTTGATGTATTTAAACCAGCACTTAATGTATAGAAATATACTTATATATGATATTATGGAAAGAAATAGCTAATCTTTCCATATTCTATACAGGAGGTGAATTTAAGTTGTTAAGTCCTGTACAAAATTTTATATATGGTCCACCACAAATACAGGCAGTGAATGGACTACAAAGATTAGGAGGAATGAATATGAGAAAAAGCATGAAAGAATTAAGAGATGAAGCTGTGCAAACACTTGCAGGGTTAATTGCTAGACAAGAGGAAACACTAACAAATGAAGATTTAGATATGTTAGCTCTTGCAGCTGAGGACAAACTTAATCCAAGAACTTTAGAAAGAGTTATTGATAGAATTACAGATAGCTCTAGAGAAGACATGATGGATATCTTAGCAGAATCTCCAGATAGTAGACTTCTATTTAGAGATGTAATTAAAGAAGCACTTGATATCATGGATGAACATAAAAGAGTTAAAAAGAACTATTCTAGACACTATGAAAGAAGTTCTAGAAGAGGGTACGACAGAAGAAGTAGATATGAAGATGATGATTCTACTGATTTAGGAACTATTATTGATGTACTTGATAAGTACATGGTAAATAATAACATTCCATTTCCATCAACAGAAACAGCATTTGTTGCATTGATGGATAGATTAAAAGGTAAATCAAATGAACCTGATATTATAGCATTCACAGGTTCAGCTAAAAGACTTTATAAAGAAATGCTAAATGCAAGAAGAAGATAATATAAAATAACTCTACTGATTAAGTTCAGTAGAGTTTTATTAATACTTACAAATTATAACAGGAGGAAAATTATTATGACAAACGAAAGAGAGTATATTATTGCAGTATTAAAGGCTTTAGGGTCAAAGGTTACAACTACAGCTATTAAGCACAAAGATGATACAGGAAGACCAATCGGTTCGGTAGTATTCTATACAGAACCAGCACCACTTCAAAATGGTCAATATGTATCTTTATTTGCTTATAGATTTGCACATGAAGGCTCAGGTAATGGTGGAATTATAAGAATGTCTAGTCCAAGTGAAATTGAACAATATTTAAAAGGTGATAGACAAAGTTTGACAGATTTGTATATGATGACACCACAAATGCTTGAAGGTACTATTGAAGACTATTATAATGCTGGAACTAGAGGAGCAAATCTTGATTATAATAGAATAGGAAGAGGTGGTTCAAACATACTTCCTCAAATAGCATTACAAGTTGATGAAATTATAGATACACTTTATAAGTTTAGAAAAGACTTTGAAGATGAGTATCCTGATATAAACTTTATAGATTATATGAAATCATCAGCTGTATTATCAGCAGACTATATAAACCTTTTAGGTGGTTGTGTTAAAGTTGGAAATACTTTACAAGGAGAAGCTGGTATAGGAGTTAAGGTTGCAGGAGAAGCTGAAGATGGAGAAATTCTATTTACACTTTGCTTAAGTAATGATTTACTAAGAGCAACTAAGAATGACCTTGTATAAGGAGGTTTAATATGGCAAAAATAGTAAATGGGAATAGAATAAGAAGAGATAAAGTAATAAAACTTATTCCATCTCAGGATGAAATGATGTTAAAAGATATATTATCTGGAAAGTTTTCAAAACCTATTCCTAAGTTTATACCAAAAATGAAAGTACCTAAACCAGGTTTAAGAAGAGAAAGAATAATAAAAGTAACTAGGGTTGTAGAATACCCTAGTCTTCTTAAAATGTATGCAGATGCTTTTGCAAAATTATTTAGTTAAAAGGAGAGCTGTCTTATGATAAAATTTAGAAGAGAAGTAACTGAGCAAGATATAAGAGAGGATAAGTTTATTAATTCTTTTATAAAGAAAGGATTTGTAAATGAAGACTTATTCTCTACTGAAGATAGAGATATGTGGCATGCACTTATAAGAACTCTTAGCAGTACTAATAATCTTGGTATCTATAAAGGAATTCTTACAGGATATAGATATCTTCCTTATTCTGAAGAGTTATCTCAATCTATTATAATTAAAGACAGCAAAAAAGATAAGCTAGGAGATAAAGATAGAGTTACGTATGCAACTACCGAGCCTCAAATGGTTCGGTATGTTGAATGCTTGTTTATTTACTCTCCTAGTTTTTTTGCTGAAAATCGTAAGGGAATTGAGATAGCTAACACACTTGCAAAATTAAAAGAATATAAAGAAAAAGGATTTAAAATACTTCCACATGTAGTAAAGTTTTTGGAAAACCAACAACAGATTCATTTTATAGATAAATCACTTGCTGGTTCTGATGAAGATTTATTTGTAAGAGGAGGAAATCCTATACTACAAGTACCTATGCTTCAAGATAATGGATACTATAAAATACATGGAATGGTAAGATTTCCATATATGGGAGAGTATCATTACAAGAATAAAACAGTATTTGGACATATAGAAATTCAATTCTTACGTAAGAATAAACCAAAAAGTTCAAAAGTTGCTGTAACAAAAGCATATTTTGATACATGTTATGTGTATAATAGCAAAGAAGAAGAAGAGGAAATCTTCTATATGAGAATAGGTTCTCGTAGATTTTTCTTACCATTTCTATTCTTTGATAAGAATGAGATTGATGAGCTTATGAAAGATTTCTTAAAAATGGACATAGTTACAGATAGAGTAAAGGAGATACTTAAAAATACCTATGCAATATATCTTCAGTATCTTGAAACTGATAAAGATAAACTAGGATTTAATACAGTTCCTACACTTAATATGTGGAAATATAATGATGATTATTATGAAAAACCTACAGAAGATAAGTCTACATTTAGTAAAGATACAGAAGCAGAAGAAAAGAAAGACTATATAGATTATGGAGCTAATAAAAATACTATATCTCTTGAGATGTTAAGGTCATTAATACTTGGTTATAATGATTATATAGTTATGAGTTTCTATCCACATATGGCATTTCATTTAATAAATATACAAAGAAATTCATCTAGTTACAGAAGTAGAGGAAATGAAAATAAAAGTGAAGTTCAATATGTATCTCAAGTAGATGCACCAAGAGAGCTTATGATAAGTAAAACTATTAAATCACATCCAGATTTATTTAAAACATTTGATAATACAAACTTTGTAGATGTATTTCACTATCTTGCATATAAGATGAGTTTACTTGAAACATCAGAGGAGAAAGATGCAAAGAAATCTACTATATCTACAAATAATGATAGATATGCAGATAGACGTTACAGAAATGAATTTGATTATGGTTTAATAGACCCATATACTATAAAATCACCTGAAAATACAGGACTACAAGGAAATATAAGTATACTTGATTTCTACAGAAAACACTTCTATTTCCACGATATTAAATACAGACCATAATTTATACATAAAATGTAAAAGATTGGAAAATAAGCCTATTATAGAGCGTTCTAGAGGCTATTTATGTATCTATTATATAAGAATACAAAACAGTGTATAGCAGTTTATATGCTGTTTTGTATTTAATTTTATTTTTTCCCGAGGTGATTTAATTGAAGATAATAGAATATGAATGTAGAAATATGATAGAACTTGGAGATTTACATATAGAAGACATAGATAGAGACATAATACAGATACTTGGACTTAATGGTTCTGGTAAATCTCTTCTTATGAGTACACTTCATCCTTATGCTAAATCTGGAAGATTTGACAAAGCTTATCCTATAAAGATAGGAATGAGTGGATATAAAAAGGTAGTTTATAGAGATGGTAATAAATATATTATAACAGAACATGAATATACCCCAAAAGGAGATACACATAGTGCTAAATCTTATCTAACTATAATAGAAAATGGGATAGAAACTAAGCTTAATCCTACTGGACATAGAGATATGTATGTAGAACTTGTAAATACATACTTGCATTATAATAGTAAAGTTGAGGATATAGCAAATTTATCTGAGTCTTTTAATGGAATTACAAACTCAACTCCACTTGATAGAAAGAAAATAATAGAATCTACTATAGATAGTGATAGAATTGCTCTTCTTAAAAAGAATGTAGTTGAAACATTAAGAGATAAAAAAGGTGCAACTAAAGGACTTACACAGTATAGAATACAACTTTTATCATCAAGAGATGAAAAAGAGGAAAGGGTTTATCTATCAAATATAGAAAATAACATAGAAGAAATTGAAAATATATCAATTCCAACACTTATGAATGAGAAAAGTGAGTTAGAAAATAAGATAAATGAAGTTAAAAAGGATTACACAGATGTAGATACAGATGAACTTGATAAACTTATTTATCTTCTTGAAGAAGGAGAATATGAACTTTTAAGTATAGCTAAAGAAAACTATGCTTCTTTATCTTCTCAGATTGAACTTAAAACTAAAGAACTTGCTCATGTTATAGAGAAAATGGATACTCAGGCAGTTTATAAAAAGATATATAACGACGAACTTCATTTAAAAAAGCAAATAAAAGATGAAGAGTCTGATTTGAATTTAGAAAAAGATAAGTATCTTAGTATAGCAAAAAGAATACTAAAACCAGAAGAATATACAGAACTAAAGAATTCTATAATGAAACTCAAAGATTTGAGTAAAGATATAAATTATTTTAATATTCAAAGAGACGATGTTTTAAAAATAGTAGATAATGTGAACTCTTATATAGATGAGTTATCTGAAAAGATTAAGTTCTATGAAGATAGTATAACTAAGTTTGATAACATATCATCTTCTGTTATACAAGGAGATAACTATTCAGATATTCCATATACTACAAACTGTGATAAATGTTCTTTATATAAAGCATATGTTGTAGATAAAAAATGGATAGAAGATAATAAAAATCTAAAGAATTCATGGAAAGATGGACTTAATCATTTAAATTCTGTAAAAAGAAGTCTTATGGATTACTATAATACTAATTTTAACGACTGTCTTAACTATATAAAGAGTTTAATTAAAGAAGATGTACTTAAAAGAACTAATACTTTTGACTTAGTAAATGGACTTATGATGGGAGCATATGACCAATTTGTAGACATTTATACAGTTTTATGGGAAGGTTCAGCTGTAATATATGGAATAGAATCTTTATTAAATGATTATAAGGATAGAATGAAAGAACTTCATCATGAATATAATGAAGAATATTATAATGAACTTATTAAAACTAAAGAAGAACTTGTACATACTATAAATGAGATGAATATAAAATATAAGTTCTTAAATAAATATAAAGATATTCTTGGTATAAATAACTCTTTATCTATAAAGAAATTAGACGAACTTATATACATAAGAGAAACTAAGATAAGTTATGATAAAACATATAAAGAACTTACATCAAGACTTGACGTTATAACTGAAAGAATAACTAAACTTCAAAAAGACTTAACTAAACTATCAGAGGAAAAAGCAAGAGTTAAAGAAGTTATCCGTAATCTTGATAATACTAATAAGACTCTACTTACATATAATAAAGAGATTAAAGAACTTGATATACTTAAAAGTATACTTGAAAAAGATATACCTTTCTACTTACTTAAAGAACATTTAGAATATATTGAAAGTAAAGTAAATTATATTTTAGATGGACTTTTCCCTTACTCTATAAGTATTACAGTAGAAGATGAAGAAATAGTTATATCTGTTTTAAGACATAGAACTAATAGAGTTACAAATGATGTTAGAAACTGCAGTTCTGGAGAGAAAACTATAATAGGACTTCTTCTTAACTCAGCTGTTCTATCTATACTTGGATATAATGTAATGTGCCTTGATGAAGTTGATGCACAACTTGATGAAGTATTTAAAAATAAATTCTCAGATGTAATTCATGAAATTATGTCTGTATTTAATATAAATCAAGCATTCTGCATATCACATAACTTAGGCTCACATATACAAAACTCTATTACACTTACTTTAGGAGATGTATCAAGTTTAACTATAATTGGTGAAAGAAAACAGGTTTATTAAGAAAAAGGAGGAATAAAATGGATAAATTTAGAAGCTATTTTACATGGAGTGGTAAGACTATAACCTATATCTACTTAGGTGTAGATTACCCTATTGCAAGACTGCAAACAGGATTAAGAGTAGATACAGTTACTAAAATGTGTGAAGGACTTAATCATTTTCTTTATTATTATTTCTTAAAACATAATGGAGAATATGAAGAACTAGCTGCAAATTTATTTGAGTATTATATAAATACAAAGAATAGATTTCAAAAAGCAAGAGAAGTTATAGATAATAACTCATCTGCTACTATGATGAAAGCAATAGAAGAAGTAGGAAAACTTAATCATTTTATGATAGAAAAAGCAGCTGAATACACATATCACATTCAAGTACCAAATATAAATGAAGCAAAAGCTACAACAGATGTAACTTTAACAAATCATACAGCTTTATTACTTGCTGGAATATCTGTACTTATGAAGTTGTGTTTCCTATATGTTAATAATGCTTATATTAAAATAAAATGGATAGACACAATTACTCTGTATGATGATTACTTAGTAAATGAGCTTACTGATGAGCTTTGTAAATATGATGATGAAATTCCTAAAAATGTACAAGATGAAGTACTTGCATTCCTATACGATAGAGTTGCAAATCTTTGGAGTACATCACCTGAGTCATACAGAGAAAAGTTTACATCAATAGGTCTTGATGTTGCAAGTTATGGTTCTAAGAATAAAGTAGATATTTATAATGCTTTAAAGAAATATGTTCCACAAATAATAACTTATGAAATAGGTCGTGAAGTATATGAATGTAGAACAGATAAGGAACTTAGAGAACTATATTGGACAGAAGGTAAAAACTTCGATGATTTTAAATTTGTAGCACAAAATATGGCTGCTTATATTCAAAAGACACTAGGTGACATAAATGCAATGCAAGACCAAAACAAAGGAATTACTGATGTAAATGTTGCTGAAGTTCTTATAGAAACAGCAGGAGAAGACACATCTCGTAGAGAAGAATCACTATATGAAGATAAACACAAACATCTTTATAACTTAAGAAAAGAAACTTGTGTTGATGTTTTTGATGTATTTGTAAAAGAGATTAACACATACTTTCCTAATAACTACAATGTAATAAAAGATATAGTAATAGATGAATCTAATTCATTTAATCAATATATTCTAGGAATATGTTTACTTTCTATGACAGGTGAATGTTTTGTATATAGAGATGTGCTTGGTGTATATGCAAAGGTTATACTTGCACTTTTCTATTTAAGAGCAAAATCAGACCCTACACTTGAACCAATATATGATAAACTTGAGATAATGAAATCAGAAAAGCAATCAAGAAATACTCACTATCCAGAAGATAAGATAATAGAACATTTAACTAAGATAGGAAGAACAGATTTAATATCTAAAGTATCAACTATTGGAGAGATATGTACTACTTATCATGGAAAGTCTGGTATGATTGACTTATCTCCTTCTCTTTTTATAGAAATATTAGACTTATTTAAAAATCCATCTAGAGTAAGACATCTATTATTCCCTAATAGATATGAAATACTTGAACCATCTGCAAATGAGTCTAGTAATAAACATAATGATTATGTTTATGATGTTTTAAATAAAGTAAAAGAAAAAGTTGGTTTCTATGACTAGGGAAGAAGCTTTTAACATATTCTATAAGTTCTTATATTCTAATATGAGAGCTAAACAGTATCATAATTCGTATTTTAGTATAGATGGAACTAAGATATGTGCAGAATGTAAGAATCATAAGATAAATCCCGTCTATATAAGATGTAATCCTGATAGTCCTTTGTATCTTAAATGTTTTCGTGCTGGATGTACAAATAGCAGAAGACTTACACAAAAGGATTTCTTAGATATGGGATTTGTAGATATGGAAGCAATAAAGCAACTTACTAAAGATGTGAAGAAGAGTAGTTTTGAGTTTAAAAAAGGATACGCACAAGAACTATTTATAGATTATTCTAAATTATCTGGAGACCAACTTGCATATATGGTTGATAGATGTAAGCTAGTTCTTACAGATGAAACTATGTTTGAATATAAGATAATTCCAGACCTTAAATCTACCTTACAGTATTCACCACATATAAATATAAATGTAGATAAATTTACATTAAGTCCAAAAGATACCATATGTTTTCACTCTGATAATGAAAATAAGTTTGTATGTAGAGGAATAGGTAGAGATTTTAAGTTATCTTTAACAGCAGACCAAGATATGGTGGGTAACTATTATACACTTAATATAGGAAAGAAGAATAAAACTATGATGTTTATATGTGAAGGAGTATTTGATTGTATTAATGTCTATAATATGAACAGAAACATAGGAAAAGATGCAATATTTGTAGCAACATTTGGATTTGCTTCTTATGTTAAAGCAATTGAATATTATTATCAAAAATATATAAATTCAATGAATCATTTGGTTCTTGTAATGGATACTACTAAAATGGGTAATTCTGACTATATGTATAATATAGCAGAAGTAAAGGAAATAGTAAGTAAACTTGAGACTATTCTTGGTAAGAAGTTTGTAAATAAGATAGATGTAGTTTATAATACTGCTTCTAAAGACTTTGGTGATTTTAGAGAGCCAATAGATACTCAACTTGATAAAATATATGAAGGAGGAAAATATTGGATATAATTAATTTATTCAACTTTGTTAAAAATATAAATGCACACCTATTTAATGTAGGTGTTGCATTTATACTACTTAGTATGCTATTAGTAATGGGACATATGCAAGTAAAAGAAGTGTGTATGAAAAGACTTGCAAGAGATGGAGAAGTAGATAGTTCAAGATATAAGTTAAGATATAATGCACTTCTAGTTGCAAAATTAGCTTCATTTGTATCATGTACATACATGATACTTGCATGTTATGCTGTATTAAGAGATAGACGTGTAACTCTTATTGATTATACTATATTTTATAAAATGAGTACAGATTTAATGATACTTATAACTGAGTATTTAACTGTTGTAAGAATACATAAGGTAATATTTGACAGAACCAGAAAACCAAGAGTTAGTACAAACTATGATATAGCAATAGCAGTAATTTATTCTGTACTTGCTATATTTATAGTTCATTCAGTTAAGATAATTTTAAATAGTTATACATAATATAGTGTCTATAAGACAAATAAAAATTTATATCGGAGGTTTAATTATTATGAAAAAGAAAGATTTAAAAACACTTGTAAAGGCAATTGTGTATGCAAACAAAAAGAGAATTGAAATGCTTAATGGAAGTTTTTATGAAACAGTAGGACATGAAATATTTTATGTAGATGCATTTAGTCAATTTAAAAGTTTTGTATATAATATAAAACTTGTAATTGATAACATAATTAAGGATGCAAATGAAATTATGGAAGCTAATAAAAATGTAACTATGCTAAATGAAGAAGATAAAAGAGATGTATTGATAGATAGATGTTCTGATATCTTCTATGCTTTAGTAACTATGCATGAAACTATACTTATTTATGACTGGTGTATTAAAAATGACAAAGTATTTAACCCAGACTATACTTCATGGATAGAAGAATCTGATAAAATAGAGTTCTCTACTATGGAAAATAGAATGAAAACTTGTCTAAAAGATAGTTTATTTGGTAGTGAAAGAGAAGTTAATAAACATGTTCAAGAAATTGCAGATGTTTTATTTAATGATATGGGTGATTTGAAGAATAATAAAATAAGAGAAGCTATAGTTTACTTACTTAATAAGTTACAAGGATTCTATAGTGGAGATGAAAATAATGTTATAGGTGAATTTGTACTTGGATACATTGAATCAACTCCTGCTATACATTATTACATGAATACTGCATCTGTTGGAGTTATAAGAAACTTTATGTGTACTGGAAATAGAGAAACACTTGAAAAAATATTACCATTTCTTAAAATGAATACTTTAAATAGTAAAGAATTTAAGAAATATAAACCAGTCATAGATGAAATTATAAATGATTTTACATTTGACCAAGAAGAAATAGCAGGTATACTTGCTAAGCTTTCAAATGATGATTCTATAAAACATATAAGAGATGGTAAATTCCTATTTTCAGATGACCAAATGACACAAGCTATGAAAGATGGACTTATTCCTGTATTAACTCAGGATTTGTGTATTAGAATAAATAGTGAAATCATAGTAAGAGGTTTACCAAGATTAGCTCTATCTTATTTTCCTGGTTCAACTGGTGTTAAATGTAAGGCATGTGAATCTTATATGACAGGACAAGTACAAATGCTTATAAAAGCAATAACTGATTATGTAATAAATTCTTCTTACAATACAAAAGAAAATCAACTTAATACAATGCAAACACTTGATAGTGCAATTGAAGAACTTGTCAGTCAGTTAGGTATTTCAAGAGATGATTTAAAAGAAGAAGCGGAGAAAAATCCTGTTATTATTAAGAAAGTCAAATATGGTAGAAGTAAATAAAAGGAAATAAAAAGAACACATTCCCGAATACTAAATAAATAGTATTCGGGTTTATATTCTTTTTTTTTCTCCATTTTACCAGTGCATTTCTTCTGCCATCTTTTTATAGTCTATTTCATTCTTTTTACCATATTGGTATTCTTCCCAAGTTCTATAATAAGGTGGTCTTATGTAATATTCTTTGCCTTCACCACTTTTATGTGTAGATAAGAAATCTATAAACTGTTTAGATGTAAGTCCCATAGGAATCCAATAATAACTTATAATTCCTACTTTTTCATCAGGATATTTATCAAAGAAATCCTTAAGTCTTATACAGTCTGTATATATTACATTTTCTTGTGGTCTATAAAGACTTCTGTGTTGCCATTTAGGCATTTCAAACTTATTAAGTACATATGGGTCTCCAGTTACAGTTACTTTTCTATTAAGAGATCTATAACAGAACCATTTATCTCTTTCTTCAGCTGTATGTCCATATATAGTCCATTCTGCTATCTCATCAGGTGTCATACCATCTGTTGGACTTGGTGTTCCAGTAACTTTAATCTTCTGTCTTACATCAGCAACTGCTCCATTCTTACCTTTTACAGTCCATACAATAGTAACTTCTCCAGGGAATTTAGTTCTTATTTGTACAAATCCAATATACTTTTTAGCTCTATTAGGTGCTTCAAGTGGATTACATGTTACATATTTTATTACTATTGGATTTCTAAATGGAATTAAAAATGAATATCCTTCTGCTGACCATTTTACAAGTTCAAAATAGTCTTCATTCTTTTCAACAAGTATATTCATTATAGTATCACCAAAGTTTGAACTTTTAGCAGGAAGTTCATATACATCAAGTGTTTGCTTTCTGTTATTTGTAATCTTAGGAAGCTTTAAAGAATGGTCAACTGGTGATAACTCTATTGTAAAGTCTTCAAGTTTTTCCAAACTATCAAGTTTATAGAACCCTAATTCAAGTTTAAATGGTTTTGTAACTGCATCAGGATGTTCTTTTTTAACTCTAAATGTGTATGTTTTATGATAGTCAGGACTTATAGTAACATGGAAGTATTCATTGAATTCTTCTCTACTCATGTTTCTTACCATCATAAATATATTAGCATGTATAGGACCTTCTCCTGTATACATAATAAATTCATTTCCTTCTCTCATTATAAAGTCACCTTGTTCAAAATGTCCTATAAGTAAGTTAGCTTCATAAGCATAAGGAACTCCAGATGTTTCATAATCTTCTTTAAAATATAGTTCATATGCTCTCGGTTTAAACTGCTTTTTAACTTCTTGTTGACCATAGAATCTATTAATAACAGGATGAGCAAACTTTATTTCTTCTTCAGTTACTTCTTGTCTTCCAAATTCTACCTTTTCTTCTTCAAGTCTACTTTCAGAAGAAGTAGGTTGTGATTCAGTTTGCATTTCTGTTTTAGTTTCTTTCTTTTCTTCAGTTCCAGATTTAGGTGTTGACTCTGGTGCTTTAGGTGGTTCTGGTGTAGCTTCTTCTGTTTTTTCCTTTGTTTCTATAGAGAATTCATCTTCTATATCTTTAAACTTAACCATTATTTCAGCAGTAATAGGGTCTTTAGTAGTTTTAAATGTAATACTTCCACCAGCTTTATTACTATAAGTATAGTTTATTACTTCATAGTCTTCTTTAGACCCATCAGAAACAGAAGTAATAGTTATGTCTTCTTTTGTAAGACTAGAAAGTTTCTTACCAGGAACTGGTTTAAACTTAATTGTGTATTCTGTTCTGTCTTTTGTGTATTTAGCCTCTAGTATTTCTAATACTGTCATGTTAACTCACTCCTTTATATTTCAAGTTCTTTATTTTCTTCTTCTTTAAAGTTTATTTCATCTTGTATTACAAATCTTCCAAGAGATGTAAATAAATCAAAAAGTCTACTATCATCTCTTATTATATCCTCATTCATATTATCCTCCTTAACTTTCTGAGTATGATTTTCTTCCACTCTTTAATTTTTCAAGTGCAAGTTCAAGTATTAACTTTACTATAGGAACTCCAATATAATCATCTATATTCTCTCTATCAAATATATAGTAATCAAGTAAGTATAGATTATCTATTATACCTTTAATATCATCATTCATATGTAAATCCATAAACTTTGTAACTATATTATGAGTAATAGTATACTTTACATTAGCACTTCTTTCATATGTATCACCAAGATAATGATGATGTAATAAATAGTTTATTGCTATTCCTGTATTCCAGAAGTTTGTAAGAGCACTATGCTTTTCATATAGTTTAAATCTAAAGAAACATGAATAATCATATTCTACTTCATAATCAGCTAGTTCATAGTTAAAGTTTAGTGCATCTCTTACTGATAAGAAGTATTTAAAAGCATAAGCACTTGGATTTCCTATGTATTCTTTTGTATCTTCTGTTCTATTCTTAAATGGATTAGATTTTACCTTAGGGTCTTTCTTCTTAGGAAAATCCTTTTTAATTATTCTGTCGTATAGACTTCCTTTATAAGATGCTTTTGCACCAAATAAAGGATATGGAGGTTCTAAAAACAGTATATTCTTATCCATAGAATAATTAAGTATAGGCATATTAGCTTGTAAATCCATTAAAGAGTAGTATATAAATCCCATTCTACGTCTATGATACAAATCTTTCCAGTCTTGTTCTAAATCAACTCCATCTATTTTCTTTGGTACAAGCTCAGATATCTTATTTTGTGGTATAAATATCAAAGCATCATACTTTTCATTATAGAATGTATCTATATATTTCTTATTTAAATCATCTATTTTAGCTTGTAGCTCTTCTCTTGCTCCTTTATCATCTTTTGAAAGTATTTGAGGAGCTTCAAATCCCTTATCTTTACCACCAACACCAAGACCAGTATCTTCTTCATAGATATACTCATTTACAACTTGCTTTAATATATCTTGATATTTAAAATATGGTGATGGTGAGTATGTTACAAGAAAGAAGTCTCTATCTATTATAAACTGTCTTTCAACCTTAGTAATTACAAATAAGTGATTTACATCTGCAAGTGAATAAGAATAGAAGTGGTCCATAGGAACAGGAGTTACATCAGAATAAGGTATAAGCATTTGACCTTCTTGGTCTATTCTAAGTTGAAGTTTTCTATCGTCCTTAGAACCATCTTGAGTTTCACGTCTATTTGGAACTCCATAAGTAGGTACTCCTTCTATAAAGTCGTATTTATTTGACCTTACATCAGAGCTAGTTTTAGTTCCTTCTGAATAAGTAGTTTCTTTCTTGTTTATATGAAATAAATCTATTGCAGATGCAGGAAGATTTAGCATATCAGGAATACGTCCACTTATCATCTTTTTCATATTATCTGCAAGTATTAAATCAGCTTTGGCACGAGAAGTTGACTTATCACCCAAAGTCTTTAGTGGTTCAAAATTTGCCATTTATATCACCTTAATTCTTAACTGTTTGCTCTTTTATAGCAGCAACTATTCCTTCAGTTTCTTTAACTAGGATAAATGTAGTAGATAAACATGCAGTTATTATTTGTGCATAATCTTTACAAGCTCTTGCAAGTATAGAACCCATAAGTCTTACATACAAATCAGCGAGTTTATCAGGAGTATTAGCATTAGTGTCAACTTGTTCCTCATTATCCTTTTTCTTATCTTCCTCATTATCTTTATTATCAGTATTATTATTTTTATTAGTAGCATCATTATTTGATTTTTCCTTTTCAGACTTTTCAGATGCAGCTGCTCCAGCATTTATTATATCTTGTATTTCCTTAAGTCTTGCATCTGTTTCCTTCTTTATAGAAAGTGCACCAGATTTAAGCACTTTAAAGATAATTTGATTGCCAAGAATAGAATTCATAAGTGTTAGAAATCCTGAGCTATTATCCATCATATCTTTTCTAAATTCTTCAGCATTTGATGAACTATATGTTTTATGTATTTCTGGTCCAAGTATAGCTTCTTTTAAAAAAGAACCTGCTCCAGTTAAAGCTGAACCATTTTTACTTATATTCTCTTTAGTTTCTTTTGAAATATTAGAAAAACTTGACTTATCACCCAAAAGTTTACGTGCTTCTTGCCAATCTTTAAATTTACCAGCAGTAAATATATTTGCAATTGCACTACCAAATCTTTTGGCAAGTCTTGCAACAAAACCAGATTTCTGAACATCATTTAGATTTCCACCAGATAAACCTATAATTATAGCAAGTTCTTTATTCTTATTAAAATGTGCAAGCACATTTGCACATACACCACAATAATTATAGATTGCTTGTTGGTCGTTTCTTGTTAACGCATCTCTTACTTTTTCTGGAGTTGGTACATCCCTTGAACCTCCTTCTTCTATTAATGTTCCTTCTATTACCCTCTTGTAATAAGTCTCATAGTCCTCTATTCCATTAAACATATCTTTTAAAAGAATAGCATCAAACTTATGCCAAGATAAATTCATTTCAGGCATATCATTTACAGCTTTACCAAGAAAAGACAGTATCTCATTTACTTCTCTTCCTAGCTTATTATATCTGTCTGCAACTTTCATAAGTCTTGCAAATCTTGCAGATAGTTGCATTCCTAGTTCTTTTATTATCTTCTGAAGTTTTAAGAACATAGTTTTAAGATATGCTTTCAAATCTTTTGCATTACGTTTTATAAACTTAGCTGTATTACGACCAGCTTTTGCAGCACCTTTTAAAGCACTTTTAGTAGCTTTCATTGTACCCCAAACAAGTCCTTCCATACCTGAATCAATATACGTTATCTCTCCAGTTATAAATTCTTCTTCAAGACTCTCAAAAGCACTATCATATTTACTAAGTTCAAATGCAAATATTTCACTTTCGTGTCCATATGACATATTTTCTATATCTGAAAGTAGAACACCATTTAGTTTGATATTCATAAAAACTTTATCCTCCTTTACCTTTAATATAGTATAAAATACTAATCTTTGTTTCTAATAGGAGGGTATAATAGAAACAAGTTTTGGTACTTATTTATAAATTTTAAGGAGGTAAATATGGTAAATGTAGTTGAAGCTTTACTAGAACTAACTAGACTTGTACAAGCAGGAAGAGTAGGTTTTAGCTTACTTGTAATGGATGAGAACGAAGATAAAACTAAAGCTCTTGCTAGTGCAAATGAACTTGTAGTAAAGTATACAAATAAAGGACCAGTAATATACATAAAGCAACCAGATAATATGGGAGGTGAACTTGTACCTATAACTTCTATAGACCAAGCAACTCTACATAAGATACTTAATAAACTTATTATTATGGGCAAAGATGAACCTAAGAGAGAAGATATGACAGATAATACTATATGGATAAGAACTATGGAAGATAGTGATGGTTCTAATAAAAGTACATCAAAAGATGTAATAAGAAGCTTTTATGAGTATATAGATAAAAATAAGAATACTATAACTCCATATATTCAAAAGATATATAGAAATGGTACAGAAGTACAAGTAGTTCCTTTTGTACACGAAAAGCAAGTATACGTAAGACTTAAAGCTGATGGAGAAATAGAGGATTTATATACTGTTTTAAGACGTATTCTTAAAAACATTGATAATAATAAGCAAATATTTGATACTTTAAAGCTTAATATAGATAGAGATATTGCAATTATAAGAGATAAGATTGCAGATTGGCTTGATAAAATAGGAGAGGCAACACTAGAAGTGCCTAAAATGAAGCTAAGTTTGGAACAAAGTCTTAAAAATGTAGTAGATAGTCTTAATATTGATGATATTATACCGTTTTTAGAAAAGAAGATAAGACCATATACATTTACAGTTCCTGGAAGAAATACAGAAACTCATCTTGTAAAACTAAAACTTAAATCAGATTGGGATATAGGAAATATATCTAGAAGAACTATAGAAGATATAAATAAACTTAGTGGATATTATGATTTCTTTAATTCTCCTTTAATAGTTGAGCATGGAGGTTATAACAAAAATAAGAAATGGTTACAAAATGATTTTGTGACTGACCTTGCTGGTTGGGCTAAAACACAACTTGATACACTTATGAGCGAAATGCTTGTAATAGGAAGTTATGGTTCTAATATGCCTAAGCAATATTATTATAATAAGAAAATATCAGCAGGTACACCAGCTACTACTTCTATACATAGTGGATATGGTACTAATCATAGACAGACTAACTTTACATTTATAAAAAGAGGAGATACACCTCAGATGATATTTGATGTTAGAAGATTTTATGCAGGTGAACCAGCTGGAAGTGGAACAGATGCTGAGTTTTCTTATATAGTTGTACTTCGTGGTGGAGAAACATATACTTTATGGAGTAGATATATAGAGAATATAGAAGTTATATTTGACCCAGATAGACAAACCCCAGGAGGAGGAGAAGCACCGCCACTTGTACAAGTATCAGATTATGAAAATGGATATGTTACTTTATTTACACCTATTGGTAGACAAGCATATCTTAATAAAGCAAACTTTATATCATTTACAGAGCAACTTTATGTAGCTAAAGAAATTATGCTTGGAAACTCTTATATTATAAGTGTAGAGGAATAAGTGATAATATGAAAAAAGAAAGAAGAATATTATATAAACTTGTGCATAAAGATATGAATAAAACTGGACTTGCGGAATCTATAAGTTATGGAGATTTTATACCTGAACTTGACAATAAAAGACAGCTTTATATAAAGACTAAGTATGGAGAAGATTTAGTAATTAAAGATGAACAGGTTTTAACTTTAGAAAAAGTGTCTGAAAACTTTATTCAACTTGGTAAAAGTGGTGATAAGAATGTTGAGTTGAGTTTAATGTTTTTAACTAAATGGAAAAACCATACTGACCATTATACACTAGATGGAGAAATAAGTTTTGATAAGCTTTGGGAAGGAGTAAGACCTGCTGATTTTATACCATATCTTTATAGTACTAAAAATAATAAGAATATGGTTGAATTTGTATCTGATTTATCTGTATTTACATATGATGAAGAAGAAACTGATAGTGCAAATCTTATAACTTTACATGAAAAACTAAGACTTCTAGCTGAAGTTTATAAAAAAGGGTATAAACATGTAAGTGAGTGTATACTTGATATATATAAGAAGTTCTTTAATATAAGATATTATACACATATAAAAGGACCAAAAGAACTTTATAACTATGGAACTAAGCTTCTTGATTTAGCTAAAGTGCTACTTGAAGCTTCTAAAGTTATAAGACAAGGAGAAACAAAGGACTTTTCTGGACTACTTGATAAACTTGAAGAGTTAGAGCTATATCCTAAAGTACAACTTGTAGATTTAACTGAATTTAATATGAATCAAAAAATTAAAATAAAACTACTTACTGATAATAAATCTGCTGTTGTATCAAGTACTACTATATATTCAACAGATACAAGACCTGATGCAGTTGATGCTTGTTTTGTATACCATAATAGATACGGTGATATAATAAATGGATATAAACCGTCAACACCTGAACTTAGAGGTAATGGAACTGGTACAAATAGTATTACTTTTGAAGAAGATGGGTGTATTTATCTTAAAGGAGGATATAGTTACATAGTAAGGTCAAATGCAGCTGATTTAATGGTTCTTAAATATGACCCACAACCTATAACACATTATCCAGTATATAATGCAACTGAGTTTAGTGGAGTTAAGTCGTATCAAGCTAATACCGTTCTTATTGGAAGTAAAGGAAATCCTTATCTTCTTGGAAATCCTTCTATATCTAATGAAATATTAAATAGTCCAGATAATAAATTTATAAGTAATTTCAATATTTATAATATGTATGCAGAATATCGTAGAACTAATTTATCTGAATTACTACAATATACTTCAGAGGTAGAGGAAGTCGAAGAGAGCGGATATAAGACACCTTATCCATTATTTCAATTATCTAAAGCAGAAGATATGGATAAAGTAAGTTATCCAAAAAACCCTACTGCTAATCCAAATGAAACCACTTATACGGAACTCGGTAATAAAACAGGTGGGGATTTTATATCTAGATGGTATCATGGACTTGTATCTAAGTTTACTGATAATAAGAGTGATTTAACTACTAGCTATGATGAAAGGACTTTTTTCTTTCCTCAAATAAGCAAAGTTTCAGATATAAAACTTACAAGTATAGCAACTGAAGAAGAATATAATTATCAAGTAAATTCAGGACTTAGAAAATCTAAAAGAGGTAATTTTAAAGCTGGAAATTTAGATACAGAAGTTATATTTAAAGAATACATATGTGGTTATAATTATGGTCAGGGTCAAAGATTAACTTATAAAAGTACTACAAAACATAAATATGCTGAAAGAAGTATAGCCTGGGAGTCATTGTATTACTATTCTATTAATTTAAAAAATAAAGTATACACTCTATCAGAGAATTACAAAAATGGGAATAGAAATAATCCATATTCAGACCCATATACTTATAGAACCTCTGATAAGTACTACTTAGAATTTAGAGATTCTAAACCAACATATCCTACACTTAAATTTAAAAGTTTAAAAGATGGAAGTGTTAAATATCTTGCTAAAAAATATGTAACTCCACTTGTAAATGTTGATAGTGAAGGCAATATAATTATATTTCGTAATATGCAAACTACTATATCAAACATATCACGTACTTACATTGAAATAGTAGTATATAAACGTGATTTTGATGGTAAAGTTCCAGATAATAACTTTGATGAAAAAGAATTTTTTACACCAATGTATGATACATATAAATGCAATTTTAGATTCATTATAAGAAATAAAGATAATGTACATAGTATCTTTTTTTCAGACCAAAGTACATGCAGATGTTCACTTGGTACAAAATACTATGGTACTCCTCTTACTGAATTTATTAATAATGTTATATTGCAAGATAGAACCCTTGGAAGTAAGTATACTATATTTATTAGAATGGCAGAAAGTTCTGATGGTACAAATGCATCTAACTGGATTAAGATACCGATACATTTAACTGATAACAGTGTAGCTTAATAAAAGTTGTAGATTAACATTGATTACATATTATTATGTGATTTAATGTTAGTCTACATTAAACTTTTTATTTCACAAATTATAAAGGAGGAATTATTATGGAAAGAGAAAGATTTGTTGTTATTGAAAAGGAGGTATATGAAGGTGATAAAAACAACATCTATTTTAAAGTTGTAACAGGTAGCAGAAGAAAAGAGTTAGAACCTATTAACTTAAGAAAAAGATATTTGTGTACACTTATATTAGATAGGAAAACTAAAGAGTTTAAACTAATGGAAAAGTTTGATAATTATAGTGCTCATGCCAAGAAGCAATTACTTGAAGTACTTCAAAGTTCGTATTTTACTAAAAGGATTGCTGCATTTAGACATGATAGTAAGCTAGTTAGAACCACATTCTGCATTAATGATACTATTGATGAAGCTCTTGATTTATTAAGTGATGAATGGAAAGGAAGATAAAATGGAAGAGATTGAAATTAAAAAGATAAGAAATAAAGAAAAGAAAGTTGAATTTGAAGTATATTACACAACTAGTTCAAGCAAATCTAAACTTCATATGTTTAGTATAGTCCAAGAAGAGGAACATAGTTTTAAACTATCTGTAAAGATAAGTAGGTCTAACATAGGACATACATTAGTCTTTGATGTGATGTATAGTGTACTTAGAAGTTTTGGGTTTGTAAAGGTAATGAGATACTTACTTAATAATAAAAGAATTAAAAAATATACATATGAATTAGATGAAATACTAGAAGATGTATTTACAAATTTTGAAAATGAATTATTATACGGAGGTAAATAAATGAATATAGGAAGAACAGTTATAATAGAAAGAATAAAAGCTAAAAGAGGATACAAACATGATACATTTGTAGTGTATTCAACACCTGCTCATACAGGTATTCTAAAAGCAGCTAAAGATGAAGCTAAAAAGAAAGAAATGTTTACTTTAACTTATGAAAATTCTACTATGAAGTTTAAACTTAAAGATAGTGTATCTAAAATGACTGAATATCAAAAGAATAAGATAAGTTCTGTACTTGCTGCAAAGGAATTTATTGATGGACTTCTTAAATTTAAATATGATAATAAGATATTAGAAGTAATAGTGTACCTATCAAATATGCCAAATAGTTTAGTTGATTTAATAGAATATGCTTGGGGTAATTTTTAAAGGAGGTTTGAGATGAAATTGGTTGCAAATAAAGAGCTTTATTTTAACTTGATGCTTTTTGAAGGAAATGCGGCGGAGAAATTAAAAGAAGAAAGTGGTTTATTTACTGTTGTAGCATCATATATAGCAGCAAAAGATGAACATAGTATAAATATTAACTCATGTGTAGAGAGTAAGAATACTGTAAATGAAGGAACTACAGGAATACTTACAAGACTTTTGACTAATGGAAACATAGATTATATTATAAATTCAGACATTAATCAAAAAGATATAGATGATTTCCTAAAAACAAATCTTGATTATAATGACCCTTGGGAGGATGCGTATGAGTTTATGCAAGCATATAAAGGAACAGAAGATGAAATTACTTATAAAGAAGTAATGAATACTATTCTAAATGATTCTCTTCTTAAAGAGTATAATCCAGATACATATGCAAAAGAAATAATAGAAAATTCAAGACAAATAAAATCTAATTTTAATCTAGAGGAAATGATTTGTAATGATATAGCTGACATTCTAACTATATATGACCCAATTTCTTTTGCAAAAGACAGAGTTGATTTTAAAAATATATGTAAATTCCTAATAGATATTTATATAAAGGTTCTTCTTACTCTTAATACATGTCTTATAAATATACAAAATGATATTGGAACACATAAAAGAAAGTATACTTCTATAGTAAGTGTTGTACTTGGATATGAAGAAGATGAATTTAATAAAGATATTATACAAAGACTATTTGGAGATGAACTTATTACAGATAGTTATAATAAAGAAGTTAAAATGATGGGTATATTTAAAGCAATTGAGTATTTCTATACAAGAGTTTTAGATGTTCTTATAAATAATGGAAATGTTATACCTAATGTATCATATCATGCAAATACTGTTATTCTATCAAAGGATAATCAAAAAGCTGCTATGGAACTTCTTGATTATATGAAAGAGAAATACCCAATTACAATAGCAAATAATAATTTAAGAGATATTAAACCTAGAAAAAAAGTAGAAAGAAAAAAGAAGCCAAAACAAAATCATAAAAAGAAATAGGAGGAATATTATGTTACTTACTAAACCAAGAGATATTAATATTACTAAACGTAATTTAAAGATTGAGTATATGCAAGTATATAGAGATGTTAGTTTTATAACATCATTTATAGTATCAGTAATATCTTTATTCTTATGGAAAACAACTACAAATTTAGAGATTGTAGTACCTGCTTCAATACTGTTATTATTAGGTGCATTTGATATTCTTGGAAATATATATGTTAATTACCGTATAGATAAAGAAACATCAAATATGTCACATAGTGAAATAAATGATGCTTTGGATGCAGTAGTATGGCATATACGTAATGGAGTAAAAATAGTACCATATAGATGGATAGCAATTCTATTCATAGTTTACATGATAGTATTTAGTATAGTGATTATTATATTAAGATTATTTATAGAGTAGGAGGTGTAAATGAATAATAAATTTAATGAAACTAAAACAGATAGAGAAATACAAATAACATATATCTATAATATAATTAGATATGCATTTAGATGGGAATCTATTAGATTTGGATTTATTGGTATAAGTGTAGCTATGCTTCTATTTATACCAAAAGCAGATTTATTAATGATTAAATTTCTAATACATATGGTAATATGTTCTGTTATTATATGTGTTGATATACCTGGATATATTTATATACATATGGTTATTCCAGGTTTATTAAAAAATAAATCATATGGAGAACTATATACATTTAGAATGAATTGTGAAAGAAATTCAAATAAGTTAGTTTCAAATATATGGAAAGTATTCTGTTTAGTATTTAATTTATTTGTATTTTATATATCAGGGTTTATAATGGGAGTGATACAATGAAGACATTTTATGATAAGCAAAAAGAGATGGAAGAGATTTTAATAAGAGATGGTATATCTCATGATTTCTCAAATGAACTTAGACTTAAATCAGTGGTTATTGGACTGGTAATACTTATTATTGCAAATTTTACTATGGATAACTTTAAAATATTTAGTCTATTTAGTCTATGTTATATTGCTATATGTGTGGTTGATTTATTTGGAAGAGTTGTACATTGGGCATGTATGAAAAAGTATGATTCAGATTTGATATTTGAACTTGAGATGAAAGCAATAGCTATGACTGATGAGTTCTATACAAAGTCTATAAGTATAAACACACTTGTTTATATACTGTTTAATTATGCTGTTTTTAAAGCTTTAATGCTTTTATTTTAATAAATATTAGGAGGTTTTAGTTATGAATACTGAAAATGTAGTAAAAGAAGTTGAAAAGGAAGTAAAAAATGAATTAAGAAAGGAAGAAAAGATTGAAAAGACTGTTCAAGAAGTAGTAAAAGAAGCATTAACTTATATTGAAATAGTTGATACTATGCAAAAATGGAGCAAGAATAAAGATGACTACAAAGCATTTGTAAAGGCTCTTATTGTATGTGATACATATGAAGCACCTGAAAAACAAGATGTACACAGAGATGACATTGATGCAGCTCTTGAAGAAACTATTGATTTGGTATTAAATAGTGACCCAAGTGAATTACCACTAGTTAATCCTGAAATAATAGACTTCTTCTTTAAGACACTTTATGACCGTAAACAAGAAAGAAAACTTAACCAAGATAAAGGAGAAGAAAATGAAAGTAACTAATTACTACCCAAAAGTGTCTCTTATACATGATTGGGAACGTAAAAATAAGATTATAATAACTGCGATATCTATTATCGCAGTTTTAGTCTCTATATTTATATTGACTAAATTAAGAGTAGTTTCAGATATAAGACATTATGTAGTTGGTTCAATAAAACCAATGCATTTCTATTTTATATTATTTATATTATCTCTTACTGCAATAGGTAAGAATGTTATACTTAAAGATAGAGTGGACTACTTAAATACACTTAGTATAAATAATAAAGATTATGATAAGTTTGTAAAAGCACTTAAAATTACATATCTTGATAAAATAGTAATATTCTTTATATATGTAATAGTCTATACTATTATAGGATTTGCTGGAATGTACTTAAATTTGGTAGTAGAGAGGTCAGTGATATGATAACTATGGATAGAATGAAAAAGACAAGAATTAATTATACTGAGATTTTTGAAATGTATGGAAATAATGATAAAATTAGGATTATAATTCCTTTATTTGACCATAATGGATTTATTTATGATATGAACTACGATATAAATTACTGCTTAGGAATTGCAAATAATTATCAATTTGAACTAAGAGAAAGTTTCTATAATGATAAATACATAGTTCTTAATTTTAGAAAAATTAAATGCAAAACCAAAGACGATACACCACTTACACCTATACAAAGGAGGGTAGTAAATGAAATATAGAGATTTATTTAGTAAAGATAATGAAACAGTTGTTGTATTTGTATCAATAAAACGTACAGATGAGATTAGTATAAATACTGTTTTAGATACATGTGCGTATCTTGCAACTGAATATGACTATTATTTAGATGATATAAAAACTATGTCTGATTATATTCTTCTTATATATCAAAAATACGATGAAGATGATGACGATGACATCAATGAGATACAAAGTCTCCAAGAAGAATCAAATGGTATAAAGGGTCTTAAAATAGGTAAACTTGTAAAATCTAGTTTAGGATAATAACACAAAGAATAGCTCAGAGAAATCTGGGTTATTCTTTTTTTTTCCGCATTTAATTAAGATTAATTACATATAATATAGTGATACTTAGGCGTGTCAAATAATTATATTTGGAGGTATTTAAAATGAAGATTGAAAAAAGAATGCAAGTTTTTGTAAGAGGTATTGGTTTTATAACAGCTGAAGAAGTTGTTAAGTTGGTTCAAGGTGGTAATACAGTTGAGCTTAGAAGTACATTTGGAAATTGGGTAAAGGTAAATGAAGGGTATACTGATGTTAAATCTGATTCTATTAAATTAGGTTTAAGAAATGGTACACATATAATTTCATCAAGTGATACAAACATACTTCATATATTACCTAAAAGTTATAGTATTGCAAGTACTAAAATTGCTGAGCTTAAGAAATCTAATATACTAGTATTTGGAAATCAGCTTATGGATGAAGAAAACTGTATTCATTTAGATGATAATGAACTAGAAGATATTGCAATTATACTAAATACATGCAATACATATGTTGACCATGGATGTTCTGTATTTACATTTTTTACAAATAATAAAGAATATGTAGAAAAGATATTTAAAAGATTTGTACCAAAGAACAAACAAAATAAAATAAATATATCTTACAAAAAGTTAGGAAAGTACAAAGAATCTCAGTATGGTTTTAGACTTAATTATAAAGATGCTGGTGAAGTTTTTAAAGTTATAGAAAAGTATGGAATAGATATTGGAACTAAAAACATTCCAAACTGTTTATTTGTGGCTGACAAAGATACTAGAATAAGATTTTATAAATTTTTAAAATTAATGAGTTACTATGAAATTATTCTATCTAATGGAAAACCTATAACAGTTGGTGGGTTTTCAAAGAAAAGCTATAATACTGTACTTAATTATGCAAACTTTATGCATACTATAGGTATAAATGGACTTATGAGAATTAATAATTTATACAGTGGTGGTCATACTATACCAAGAACTGTTTATCAAATAAATGCAGATGATTGTAATTATTCTATGAATGTAGATGAGAGTTGTAAATATACTGGTGCAAGAAGTTTAGTTTATGTTAATCCTAGTTGGAATACCTATGGTACACAGAATGACTACCCAGCAAGTTGTAAATCCATATTTTATGCACTTTGTGATGATAATGGTTCTGAAACTTATAAGTTTTTGAAGAAGTTTTATGAGTATCAACAGCCAATTAAAATCAAATCTATATCTGAAGTAAAAGAAGAAGATATGGTGGAAATTATAGTTGATGATTATGCTGATATAAATGGTGTATTTTTAAAATAATATTGAGATATTTATGTTTAAAAAATAAAATAAGGTTCTCTACATTGGTCTCATAGTGTAGATTAAAGAACTGAAGGAGATGATTTATATGAGAAAAAATAATAAACAAGTGGAAATGAAAAACTTTATTAAGGAATGTATGGAATTCTTTGGATGCAAACAACTTAACATTATATCAGGTAAAGACTGGTATGGTGATTATGGACATGTTTGTAATTTATGTGATGATGGTAGTTTAGAATTTTGTAATATAAACATTAAAACCATTTATAAAGTTTTAAAAGATGTATGGTATAATAACCGTATACATCAAGATAATAGAATATGTATATCTGATAAATTTCACTATAAAGTTCTTAATATATTTAAGAATGCACATTATCATAATAAATGTGGTGATTTGTATATTCTTGAAAATGGTCAATTGTATGATGCATTTAACTTATATTGGTATGATATACATGATAGTAAAATACTTAAAAAGCTTTTAAAGAATGGATATACATATGGAGGTCCATCTGACTATTTTGAATATCAATACCCAGAACCAGAATACAATGATTCGTCTAATTGTGATGAAGAATCATACTGGGTAGAAGAATAAAGAAGATAACCCTAGACTAAACATCTAGGGTTTCTTTTTTTCTTATTTTCTTCCCTTATATTCAATTAACACAAGTGGTAATCTTTCTGCATTTACTTCCATATAACTAAAGTTATCACATGTACCAACCCATACTTCATTCTTTTCATTTTCTTCTATTTTTATGCTATTTTTAAATAAACTTCTTTTATACTCAGCACCTAGTGTAAATCTTTTTTCTAGAAAAGTTATGTCTTTTTTGGTAAGTATGTCTGTATCTATATTACTTGCGTGTTCAAGTGTTACTCTATCTACAAACAGTATATTCCTTCCATCTTCACTTCTTAACATATCATATGTGTGCTCTCTTCCAATAACCCTTTCTCTTTCAAGCCAGCTATATACAAGTTCTTTATACATATTATAAATAAAAGCAGCATTCATAGTTCCATTCTTTTTTAAATCTCCATGTATATCAAGATACATAATAAACAGTCCTACGGAATGTCTTTTAAATCCAACTTTAGTAATAGTAGACTTTATTATTCTAGTTTTACTATCATCTGCTATATCAAATCCAATATCACCTTTATCAAGACAGTATCTAACACCTAGTGAAGTTTGAAGATTAGGAACCCAGTCTTCACTAAAATAGAAGTTACTTCCATTAGTATTATAAAAAGCATTCATATGGTACTTATGGAATAAATAACTTGTATAACACATATAATAAATCATATTGCTTACATATTTAATATGGTCAAGTGGTATTTTAGCTGTATATTTATCATCTTTTGCAACTTTAGAAAACTTAAGCTTAAAAAAAGAAAATACTTTAAGAAATCCACTTTGTAAATTACTATCTGCAAAACTTATTCTTAGTCTTGTGATAATAAAATCAATAGTCTTTTCTTTATCTTCTATTGGGTGCTTTTCAAGATAGTATCCTCCAAACATATAATCCCACATTTCGCTTACTATATAACTTCTTTCTGGTACATCAATTAAATATCTACTAATCATTTTAACAAAAAGTGGCTTATCTATTACGTAGTCTCCTTTATGTACTCCTATTCCAAGTCCATTAAATGTTGCAAGTCTAATATATCTACTATGTTTAGGAATGCATCCATATACAAATTGTGCAAGTGCTCCACCTAAGCTATGACCTGCAATATAAAGTGTATCTCCTTCGTTAAGGAAGTATTTTTCTGTATATTTATAAAGCATAAATGCAGCAGAAAGTTGGTCGTTAAAGTTATTATTATAAGCAAGGTCTATATCATCTATCATATCATCTAGGTCATTTGTACCTGTAAATGCAAGTACAACATAATTATCCTTACGCCAAATAGTTGCACGAAATCCATTATCTACTTTCTCATCAAGCAGCAAGTATTCATTACAAATACGATTAAAGTCAGAAGTATAGACAAGCTTCCAATCTTTGAGTTTATCTCTATAGATATATTCTCCATTTAGTTTATAGTTCCAATAAATAGAACGTTCTGTTGGTGTAACATATGGTTTATCATACATAAGTTCTGGTACAGTTTTACCATGTTCTGATTTACCAAATTCTTCAAGATAACCAAGTGATACACAGTTTAATATTTCTACATCTGAAATCATAATATCAATTCTCCTTCGTAAAGTCTTTTTGTTGTAACAGAAATCATTGTATTTGATTTAAAAGACGAAAAAAAGAATAGTTATATTTCAAACTATTCTTTTAATGTTGTAGATTATAAATCTACAACGTCATCTGATGGAGCTCCTTTTAGCTCCTCAGCTGATAGTTGCTTAATACCAGCTTGGATTCCTTCAAGAGCTTTTACACCCTTGTATAAGTAGTATCCTCCAACTCCAACCACAACAGCGGCTACAGCATACTTAGCGTAAGTAGCGTAACGTGCCATTTTAATAGTCTTACCTGTTTCATCAATTAGTCCTCCAAAATCTTTTAAATCTTCCATTTTAATACCTCCAATATAATTTTATTTATAATAATCTCATATATATAAAAGATTATTACACTTTATTATATATAAGCATTAAATTAGTTAGAAATACCTATTTTCTTCGTAAAGTCTTCCATAAAAACTCTTATATATCATAGTTTGATTTAATGTAGCTTCGTATTTAAACACCCTTCAGAATTCACTATAATACCCTTAAAATCGAATAATCAATCATTCTAATACTAAGATACATATGAGTCTAAAATTAAGACAAAACTAAGTCTAAAAGGAGGTGGGTTTTATGATAACCCTATATCTAACACTGTCGGCAATTTTTGGAATAGCTTATATTATTGAAGAATATTAAATTAACAGGAGGAAAGAGATATGAATGAAACATATCTAGAAATGCTTAGAGTTGGTAAAAGAAATGGTCATATATTTATACTTTCTGAGAAACATGAACCAGATAATTTTGAAACTATTGGAGACTTTATCTATAGTTCTTGCGAAGAATATAAGGATAAAAGGAATCCATTTAGTAGTAAATCTGATATAATAGAAAGTATAAATAAACTAGAAGATTCACAAGAAAGATATAATTTTGTAAAGGCACAATTTCCTAATGCTAAGTTATATAGAATACCATATCTATATAATATAGGAAATGATAGAACTGGCTTTAGTAGCAAAGCAGAAGAAGTAAACTTATTTAACATTTAAAAGGAGGAATTAAATATGATAGATGACATATTGAGAGAATTAGAGTTAAAAGCAAAAGAAAATGGTTATATAGTTATTATGAGTGAATATAGTGACCCATTTTTATATACAGATATACATGAATTTATAGAAGATGCATGTAATGAATATATAGATAAAACTGAAGAAACAAGTGGACTTAATATACAAGAAGCATTACAACATATGACTGAAGATACTGCACTTGATGTTGCAACATATGATTATGGTGCTACTCTTTATAAAATACCGTATACTTATAATAAAGATTTAGGTGTCGGTGACTATGAATTATATGATGTTGAAGAAGTAGGAGCAGTTGATAAAGGAGACTCAGATGTAGATATGGATGAGTTTGATGGAGTAGATGATAAAGATTACTTTTAAAAGGAGATGTTAATTTGGATGAAATATATTTATTTATACTAATGTATATACTTGTATGTTTTGTATTTGCAGGTATAATAGTATATGTTACATTAAAGTATAGTAACAAAAATGATAATGATAAGGAGGATAAATAGATGTTTAATTCAATCTATATTAGACTTTCTATATATGCACTTGTGGTAACTGCTGTATTTGTAAAGAATGGATTTACTATAGGAACTATACTGTTAACTGTAGCATATTTACTAGGAGTAAGCTATCTTGAATATTCAAGATATGTTACTGATAAAAAGGATAAAGAAATTGAAAAAGAAATGGAAGAACTTATAAAGAGAATAAAGAAGGAGGAATAAGATATGGTTTATTGGATACCTAGAATTATAACACCAAATACAAGTTCAAGCTCAAATAACAGGAAAGTTCCTACTAATGAATCTAAACAAGGTAATAATGCATTTAATTATGAACTATTATCAATAGGAACAGAATCATGTTATTCAGAAGAAGAAAAAGAAAATAAGATAATTAAAGATATGACTAGTTCGTTAGGAGTTGAGTGATGACAAGAACATTTATTGAAATACTAATAGTTAAACTTGTAGTAGATGGACTATTGGATGTAGTTAAAATTGTAACAGATAGACTTATATAATAAAGGAGGAAATAAATATGGGATTTTTTGTTAATGATGAAGGAGATTTTAATGTTAAAAGAGTATTTAAGTTTGGAGCAGTTGGTGCTATTATACTTGTAGGACTTATAGTTTACTTAACTAATGTATATACAGTACAAACAGGAGAAGTGGCAATTGTATCTACAAATGGTAATATATCAAGAGTAGATGGACCAGGACTACATTTTAAATATCCACTTATTCAATCTAAAGTATTTATGGAAACTAGAGAAAAGAGTTATATCTTTGGTAAAACAGATGAACAAGATACTACTCTTGAAGTATCAACTAAGGATATGCAAAGTATAAAACTTGAATTTACAGTTCAAGCAAATATTCAAGACCCAGAAAAGCTTTATACAAACTTTGGAATGAAGTATCAAGAAAGATTTGTTCGTCCTAGGGTTAAAGAAATAGTACAAGCAACTATTGCAAAGTATACTATAGAGGAATTTGTAACTAAAAGAGCACAAATTTCTACAGAAATATTTAATGATTTACAAGATGACTTTGCAAGATATGGAATGGTTGTATCAAATGTATCTATCGTAAACCATGACTTTAGTGATGAGTATGAAAAGGCAATTGAAGCTAAAAAGGTTGCTGAACAGAAAGTTGAAACAGCTAAGGCAGAATCAGCAAAAGCACAAGTAGAAGCTGAAAATAGAGTTAAACTTGCTGAATATGCACTAAGAGAAAAAGAATTACAAGCAAAAGCAAATGAAATAGAAAGCAATTCTTTAACTCCACAACTTTTAAGAAAGATGACTATTGAAAAATGGAATGGTCAACTACCTAAAGTACAAGGAAGTTCAAATAACTTAATAAAAATAGATGAATAAAGGAGAAACTTATATGAAAAGAATTATAGGAATTATATTTGTGCTGTTTAGCTTGTCTTCTATGGCAGCTAAATTAAGAAACTATGGAATAGAAAAAGAAAAAGTTGTAGAAATAGTCTATGATACTACAAAGTTAGTATTTGAATCATATCATGATGAATGGAATGATATTATGCTTGGTACATTATCAGCAGAAACAGATTTAGGTGCTTATAAAGGAAGTTCTAAACATGGAATAGCTCAAATAACACCAGTTGCTTTTAAGTTTATTAAAAAACAAGTTCTTAAAGATAAAGAAACTTATGAAAAACTTAAAGCAAATGGAATTGATTTCAAAAAGATAAGCTTTAATGAGCTAACTCATAATCATAAAGCATCAGTAGCTGCAATGGCACTTTATTATAAATATGTAGTTGAAACTAAGAAAGTAAATATACATGGTAAAGATAAGGCAGAAGTATGGAAAAAGTACTATAATACATATGCAGGTGCTGGAACTAAACAGCATTTTAATAAAGCATATAATAGAAATAAAGATATTATAAAAGAAACATTACTTGTATGTAAAACAGAAGAGATTAAACTTGCTGAAGATAAAAGAATAGAAGATACAAGAGAAGAACTACTTGCAAGTTCAAAAGAAATGTTAAGAGATATAGGAACTGACCTTAGTTCTAATTTAACAAGAGTTAAACATACTAAGGAGTATACAACATTTACCTCAGTTGTAAGAGTTTATAAAGAAGACGTAGTTGCTTTTGCATATAAAGCAATACACAAAACACTTATTAGCAATCTAAAAACATTAATATAAAAAGGAGAGATTAGTTATGTACGCAAAGAAAGAAGGAAAATTTAACATCGGAAAGGGAACTAAGAACATAAAACGTGAACTTGACCCTAGAAAGTTTGGTGTTAAACAAGAAAGAGAGAAAACATTATATCAAAAGGAAAAAGAGTTTAAACCAAAAGTAAGAAAACTTATTCAAAGTGTGTCTGTTAAAGGCACACTTTATGCAAGTGGAAATTCTAAATTCTGTATTACAGATAAAATAAATGCAATGCTTAAAGAATTTATAAGACTTCATCTTACTCTAGCTTATCAACCAATTCATAATATTTATGATTACTATGATGAGACTAGAAATCAAAAAATTACAAGAGAGAAGGTTTCTTTTTATTATCTTGTAGAAGAAGAAAGAGTTTCCGAAGTAAAAGCACAACTAGATAAATATATAAAATATCTAGAATCAGTTGAACTAAGCTCAAAATAAAGGAGGTATATAAATGAGTAAATCTTACTCAGCAGATGCAATTGAGGTAATGGAAGGGTTAGAACCACTTCAACTTCGTCCAGCTATGTATATAGGGAATACAGATAATATTGGGCTTCATCATCTTGCAATAGAAATCATCTCAAACTCAATAGATGAATATGCAAGGGGTGTTTGTACTGATATAAATGTAGTTATTACAAAAGATGGATATATCTCAATTGAAGATAATGGAGGAGGTATTCCAGTAGCTCCACACAAAAAATACGGAATACCAACACTACAAGTTCTATTTACAGTTATGAACTCAACAGGAAAACTTGATAATTCTACTTATGGACATAGTATTGGACTTCATGGAATTGGATGTAAAGCAGTTTGTGCTTTATCAGACGATGCAATAGTTACGGTACATCGTGAAGGAAAGGTATTTAGACAAAGATATTCCTTTGGTAAGGTACTTACACCAGTTGAAGAAATTGGTAAATCACTAGATACAGGTACTATAGTTAAGTTTAAACCAAGTCCAAAGATATTTAAAGCAACACAAGAGTTTAAATTTAACCAAATATGCGATTTCTGTTTAGGAGCTGCTTATATAACTCGTGGACTTAAGTTTACAGTTACTGATGAACGTACTGGAGAGCAACAAGTATTTTATTCAAAAGGAGGAATAACAGAACTTCTTGATAAAATAGCAAAAGAAACAGAACGTAGTCTTATTTGCAAACCTTTCTATTTTACAGGAGAAGGTCCAGCAAAAGAAGGAGAAGGAACTGATAAAGTAGAAATAGTTCTTGCTTATCATGATAAATCACAAGATAACATAAGGTCTTATGTAAACTATCTTCGTATGATAAATGGAGGTACTCATGAGCAAGGTTTTAGAACAGGTCTTACAAGAGTTATAAATAAGATTGCAAGAGACACAGGTTTCCTTAAAGATAAGGACCAAAACTTTGAAGGTAGTGAGGTTCTTGAAGGTCTTATGGCAGTTGTATCTGTTAAAATGGGTAAACCTGAGTTTGAAGGTCAAACTAAAGCAAAGGTAAATAATCCAGAGCTTGTAGGTATGGTGAGCAGTAGCACTTATAGTGCACTTGAGCTATATCTAACAGATAATCCTAAAGAAGCAAATATAATACTTAATAGGATTATGAAAACCAGAAAGCAAAGAGAAGAAATACGTAAAATAAAAGATGCAAATTCTGATACTAAGAAAAGTATGGTTGATAAATTTAAAGGCAAACTTGCAGATTGCTCAAGTCATACTAAAGTAGAAGATAGAGAGCTTCTAATTTGTGAAGGAAATTCAGCAGCTGGGAGTGCTAAGCAAGGTAGAGATGTAACTCATCAAGCTATACTTCCAATAAGAGGTAAAATAGCAAATGTTGAAAAGAAAGATTTGGTAGAGATATTAAAGAATGAAGAGGTTCGTTCTATAATAAATGCTATAGGTGCAGGATATTTAGATACATTTGACATTAAAAAAATGAGATATGGTAAAATTATAATTATGACCGATCGAGATTTAGACGGTTCACATATTCGTACATTACTTACTACTCTTTTCTTTAGATTAATGCCAGAGATAATACAAGAAGGAAAACTTTATTCAGCATGTCCACCTCTGTATAGAGTAATACAAGGTAAGAAAATAACTTACTTTGATACAGATAATGATAAAGATAGGTATGTAAAAGAGCTTAAAGATAAAGGAATTACAAATTTTATGGTAACTCGTTTCAAAGGGTTGACGAAAACTAGCCCCGAAAAACAGTGATGTTTTGGAATAATACATTTTTATACTGGGAGGTCTTTAGGATACCAAAGTGTTGCCTAAATGAATAATCAGTAGCGAAGACTTTATAGAAGTATAATTTAACGTTCACAGACTAGGCGGTTATGTAGAGATATATAACAAGAGTAGATTTCCTTATAGAAGATAAGGTTTTGAGTTAATTGCACTCATGTAATAAGAAATGGTGTACCCTCTAATAGAGGTGAAGATATAGTCGGGGTAGATGTGATTAAAAAATTAGCATACTATTCGTAGGAGAAATGAACCCAAAAGATTTGTATGAAACTACTTTAGATAGAAGTTCTTATAGACTTGTAAAAATCACAATGAAAGATAAATCTAAGACAGATGAAGTAATATCTGGAATTATGGGTAAAGATACTAAAATGAGAAAAGAAATGATTATAGGAGGATAAAAGATGGCTGCAATTATAGAAGAGAAAGATATAATAGATGACCTTTCTGAAAGTTATATAGACTATGCTAGAATGGTTATACAAGGAAGAGCAATTTCTAATATTGAAGATAATCAAAAGCCATCATCACTTGCAGTTTTATATGCTATGCACGATTTAAAGGTAAGTTATAATGGTCCTTTTGTAAAATCTGCAAGAATAGTCGGAGAAGTCATAGGTAAATATCATCCACATGGTGACTCATCTGCATATGGAACACTTGTAAATATGGCACAAGATTTCTCTATGAATATACCTTATATATCACCAAATGGAAATTTTGGTTCTATCTCAGCAGACCAAGAGGCTGATAAAAGATATACTGAGTGTAAATTAAATTGGTATACAGAAAAGATAATACTTAAAGATTTAGCAAAAGATGTTGTAGAGTATATTCCTAATTATGATGATAGTTTACTTATGCCTCTTTATTTTCCAGAAATTTTACCAGATATATTAATAAATGGAAACATTGGTATAGGAGTTGGATTTGCAGCATCTTTTTTACCACATAACCTTAATGATGTAATAAATTTATGTATAGAATATATAAAAAACAGAAGTATTACAACATAAGCTATGTATGAAATAATAAAAGGTCCTGACTTTCCATTAGGGGGTATTATAAATGGAACAGACGGACTTAAAAGATGTTATACAAGTGGTGATGGATATGTAAGAGTAAGAGGTGAATATAAAGTAGAAAAGGATAGTAAAGGTAATGAAAGACTAGTTATTACTTCTATTCCTTATAATACTAAAATACCAGATATAACTATTGCTGTTGGAACATTAGTTGATAACGGGGAGCTCAATATAAAAGACATAAGAGATGAGACTACTCAAAAAGGTGGTATTAGAATATGTATAGATTTAGCAAAAGGAGAAACTATAGACAGAGTAGTTTCTCTTCTTATACATAAAACTCCTTTTGAGAAAGTGCTAAAACCTTTACATAACTTACTTGTGAATGGTAAGTTTAAAGAGAAAGTTAATATAAAAGATATCATGAGTTCATTTATTTCTTTTAGGGAAACTTGTCTTCATAATAAGTTTATGATAGAACTTAAGAAAAATGAAGACAGACTTCATATACTTGAAGGTTTATTTATAGTTACTAAAGATATAGACAGAGCCGTAAAGATTATTCGCAATGCAAAAGATACATCTTCTGCAAGAGAAGAACTTATGAAGTCTTTTAAGTTATCTGAAGCTCAAGCTCAGTATATACTAGACCTTAAACTTGCAAGACTTACAAAGCTTAATATGAGTGATGCAAGAGAAGAGGAAAAAGATGTAAAAGAAAGAATTAAAACACTTACAAGACTTACAAGAACTAAATCTAATAAAGATGTAGACGAGTATATGATTAAGGAATGGGAAGATATAAGAAATATCAAAGAAGCAAAGCCTTATCTTACACGTAAAACAAAGATACAAAAGAAAAGAGATGATATAACAGAAGAGGATACAATTCCTGATGAACCATGTACTATTATAATGACACAAAAAGGTTATATAAAACGTACAGAACCTCTTGACAAAGAACAAAGACGTGGAGGAAAAGGAAACTCAGTAGGAACTTTACTAGAAGGGGATGAAATAAAGCAAGTTCTTAATGTAACAGCAAGACAGCAACTTGTGTTTTTAACTTCTAAAGGTAGGGTTTACACTAAGAAAGCTTATGAGATTGATACTGTATCAAAACTTGCAAGAGGAGCACTTGCAAGAAACTTACTAAGTCTTAGAGACAGTGAAAATATAGTTCTTGTATTTGTAAATAATAATGAATTTGGAACTCTTATTAGCTGTTCTGTTAAAGGAATGGTAAAATCAACAGACCTTAAAAATCTTAAAAAGATTAATGCAAATGGAAAGAACTTAATTGGTGTTGACAGTGCTGATAAGATAGTTGATATAGTTATAATTCCAGATAGCTCCAAAGAAAGAGACATACTCATTGCAACACATAATGGAATGTGTATAAGAATAGATAGTAATGAAATTAAACCTACTGGAATTGGAGCTGTAGGAGTTAGTGGTATAAAACTTGATAAAGATGAAAAAGACTTTGTAAGTTCTATGTGTAGAGTTGATGGTAATACTCCTGTTGTATTTGTAACAGAATCGGGTTATATTAAAAGATGTAATCCAGATGAGTTTAAAGTACAGAATAGAAATGGAGCAGGAGTTAAATGTACACAAACTAAACATAATAACAGAATAGTTGCAATGGTAAGAAAGACAAGTGAGGAATCTATCCTTATATATACTAAGATGGGTAAAAGCTTAGTTTGTGATACAAGCACTATAAAACTTGTATCTAGGTCTGCACTTGGAGTTAAAGGAATAGATTTACAAGCAAATGATATAGTTATAGGAATAAGTTAGTAAAATAAACGAGTAGGGTAAAACCTACTCGTTTTTAATTTGTTCCGCATAGGAGGTGAGATATTTGACTAATAAAGACGATGATGAATTCACAATAAGATTTACAGATTTTAGAAGACCAAGTCCAGGTCATATTACAGTAATTAGAACACAGGATGAGATTATGTTTGTAGATGATTTAAATCCAGATATTATTAGTGTACATCCGTCTAATACTAAACATTCAGATGAAACTGAAGAAGAATATTTAGAGAGACTATATAACGATAAACCAGACATATTATATTGGATTAAGAAATGGAAGGAGCATGGAATATGAATAACAGGATAGTATTGAGCGATAATTTAATTGAAAGAATAAATGAAATATGTAAAAGAAAGAGTATTACATTTGAACAGTTTTGCAGTAATGCTATTTATAATAGAGTGCTAGACGAAGAGGAGAAACAAAGAACTAAAGAAAATAAATAATGTAGGAGGAATAAAATGAAAGAAAATGGCGGATTTGCATTAAATTATTTAATGAGTAAAGAAAGTGTTATAGAAACAGGTAAGTATATAAGTCCAGATGATTATGCTGAAACATCTCTTATACTTAGAAATACACTTATAAATAGTCATAACTTATTATCTAAAAGAAGTGATGTTACTAAAGAGTATTTAGATAAACTAGCAGATAGAATTAATGAATTTAGAGATAAACTTGCAGCAACTACAAATAATATACTAGAAGTATATGGTGGAGAAGAGATTTTAACAGAAGAAGAGAATATTGAAATGTATAATAAAAATAAAGAATACCTTGATAAGTGTTCAGTTGAGTACAATGAAAGATTTAGAGAGTTTAAAGTTATATGTGAAGAAATTTATGTTATCTTTAATAAGGAGGTATAGTTATGAGTTACAGAACACCAGGAGAATTCTTTAAAAAAGAAAGATTTGAAGATTATGGCAAGGTTTGTGATATAAGTAGACTAGAGAATGTAAGAATTCATATATCTAGAATAAGATATCTTTATTTAGAAGGTAGATTAGGCTCTATGTATAAAGACCCAAAGAATTCAGAACTTGGTCAAAAACTGTATTCTCAAGAGTTAGTTATTAATAACTTAATTGATATGTATAGAGGACCATTTAAAAGACATAAGAAAGATATTCCAGATAACATTTGGGTTGACTACATCTATAGCATTTATAAAACAGAATTAGATTCTATTTACTCTAAATTACAACCAGAGATAAATAAATTTAAATCAATATTATTTGAAATTAATAGTTTATATAGAGGGTATAGTCCAAACTATAATGAAGATTCTTTTGCTTATAAAATAAGAGTAATATTACAAAAACTATCAAGTATTCAAGATAAAATGGACTATACTGGTACAGATGAGTGTATAGTAACTAGAAGATATATAGAATCAGCTATAGTTAAAGGAACTGATATGTTAAAGCACTTCAGAAGTCAAACTTATAAAGACTTTGAGTTCTTTATAAATAGTAATAATTTATTAATAGATATGCTTGAAAAGGATGGTAAAAATGGATAAAGAAAATAAAAGAAATTTACCTGCAATTATATATGAGTCTTCTTTTAGTTTAAAAATAAAAGAGATAGAATTTATAAATAGAAATACTTTACAAAATTTTGATTGGTTAACTTTATTTTATAACATTTATAGAGAATCTATAATAAGAGCACATCAAGGAGAATTAAAACAGGAGGAATAATGGAGGTTAGGTCAAGAAATAAAAGAATAGAAGTATATAAACGTATAAAGGTAGCAGAGGTTAATGACATTGATGAATATTATGATTTAAAGTTAAAGAATCTTACTGAACACGTTGAGTCAATTGATGAATTGATAAAAGAGTGCAATATGTTAATTAAGAAAGAGAAGAAAGGTATACTTAGTGATATTGAGAAGAATGAATTTATAACTAGGATGAAGTTTACATTTTTAAGGGGGTTATTAATATGAATGAGAAATATTGTAATGAACTAGCGACATATGATGAAAAAAGAGTTGAAAAGAAAGATATCGATATTACAAAAACACCTTGGTATAACATAGTTAAATTTGGATTAGGAGCACTACTTGCAGAAGATGCTGAACTTAGAGCTGCATTTAGTTCAAAAAGAGATGATTCTACACCAAGTAGAGTTCTAATAGAGGATAAAGATGCAGAAGTTGCAGAGGTGATTGATGATGAAGAATAAAGATAAGACTAATTTTAAAAACAAAGTAGAAAAAATAATGGAAAAAGAAGAAAATAATAAAGTACAAACACTTAAGATAGCACTTGAAACACTTAAACTTATGAATAAGTGTAAACATCTTGCTAGTTAAGATAAACAGGGTTAATTCCCTGTTTATTTTTTCTTAAGTAAATATAATAAGGTGAATCAAACTTAAATAACTGATTAGAAAAGGAGGAAATAAAATGTTTATAATTGAATTAGACAACAGCAAACTTAGTATTAATAATGGAGAAAAGGTTTCTACTAAAGATTTACTTAGTACTTGGCTTGATAAAACTAAAAGAGGTGATATGATAAAAATTGACCACATACAAATGCCTAAACCTGAGGTATTAAAACTATCTGACATTAGGGTAAATCAACTTGGCTCACACGTAGGGGAGTTTACAGATAGTATAAAAGTAATGACTCTTTATATATCTTATATGGTTGAATTTGTTGAAGATAAAGATGTTAGACTTTTTGGTATACCAAACCATGAAGTTTTACTTTATGAAGGAAAAGCAACTAGTCTTGACGAGGCTACATGTGAGATTACTAAAAGTCAAACATCTAATAAACTTGAATTTAGAGTTCCTACATATGTAGATAGTATTGATAAATTTAGAGAATACATCATATCAAGAGACAGATTTGTAAGCATTAAGATACATAAACTATATCCTGGAATGAGAATACTTGCAATGAATAACGATACTAAAAAGGTTAAGCTTCTTACTGTAGAAAATGTAGTTAGATTTACTGAAGGTATGCCACCTGTTATTTATGCATGTTTTAATATAAATCCAATAGATAATAAGTTTTATGGAAAAGAAAATGAGCAATATGTTCTAGTGAATGATATTTTAGTTAAGTATGGAGGCGATTTTAATGGCATTTAAACTAAGTTTGCCAAGTATACCTTTAGTTAGAATGAAAGATAGGAAGTTTTTACTAAGTAATACGAATGAGTATGAATTTAGTAATGATAGTTACTATATATTTAAAAGAGATAAAACTAAGGGATATACTTTGGAGTATACAACAAGAACAGATAATATAAAGAGATTTAAGTACTTATATTGTGGTAAAGTACTTCATCCTACATCTGGTAAACTTGTAAGACTTTATAAAGAAAGAGATATAAAAGGACATCTTGGTTATATAGACATGGATGTAAAAGGACTATATGAATCAGAGTCTGAGACTAAAACATATGGAGCTACAGTTGAGGGATTTGTACTTATACATAAAGATAAATACTTTTTATATGATGGAAACTCTGATTTTTACTTCATAGAGGAGGGTTCTGATATAAAACATTATCTTAAAAAGCAAAGTAATATAACAGGATGGGGACAGATAACTCGTTTTAACCCAGAGTTTAGTACTATTAAAGTGGATTATGATATAAAGGAGATTAGTTGGTAAATATGGAATTATTTAAGTTTGATAATAAAGAACATTTAATAGAACTTGCAAGAAGAATAAGACAAGATGCAACCAATAAGGAAGACCTTATGATGGAATTCTTTGATGGATTTTATATAAAAGGTAATGCATCTAAGATATTTGTAAATGCATGTTTGCAACTTATGTTTGATAGTTACAAAGTATCAAGAGAAAAAGGCATAAGAAAAGATTTATTCTTTACTACTTCTTATGAAAAAGGTATGCCTGAAGAGTACTCTACTAAGGTTTTAAGAGCACTTTTAAGAGATAAAGATTTATTTATGCCAGAAATATCAATTCCTTTTATATTAGATAGAGTAAAATCACAATTCTATAGACTTGCAATAATAGGAAACGATATAGTTACAGTGCAACATGGACTTCTTGGTTATATAGATACTTATCTTAATGATAAACGTTACCGTGATATTATAGATAAAGATGTTTATAATGATACTGACACACCTTGGGAAATAGACCGTAAAATTAAAAATGTTGCAAAACTATTTGAGTCTGGAGATATATTTATAGACCCATTAACATATTATTTTACATCAGGAGTTAAAGCAAATCTTGCTCAAGTACAAACATTTGCTGTTACATATGGTATGATGCCAGATGCAGTTAATACTTATATTGCACACGAACCTATAAGACACCCTCTTATAAATGGACTACGGAAAAAGCAAGATATAATGCATATGGACCAAATGGGTATTAAAGCTAGATTTGTTGGTAAGAATGATATAAAAGAGGGTGGAACTGTGTTTAAACAGGTTATATCAGCACTTCTACCAGCAAGACTTAACTCAGCTGATACAAGAGAAGTTATTAATGATTGTGGTACTCATAGAACTTGGAAGATAAAGATAGAGAAAGAATCAGAACTTATATTCTATCGTGGTAAGAATTACTGTGATGATAATGGTAATATAATAGGGTATGTTGATTATGATAGGAAAGACCTTATCGGTAAAGAAATTAATATAAGAAGTATAGCTTTTTGTAAAGGTGACCATATATGTCTTGACTGTTTTGGACATTTTAATAAGTTTATGAGAGATAATAAGATACATTATAATAACTATATAACTTATATTATAGATGATGTTGCCAAAATAGTGCAAGGAGTTATATCAATAAAGCACTTTATAGTTGCAATAATAAAGGCTATACTTGTAAGTTTTGGTGATATTAAAGATATGAACTTAGAAGAGTTTATAAAAACTACACCTTATATTAAGAAAATGGTATTTGATAGAATCTACTTTAATAAGAAATATAAAGTAGAGCTTAAACATATACCTACTAAAACAGCAGCAAATGGTCTTCCTATAAGATATAAAAATGAACTATGGGTAGATGGAAAACTATTTGAAACAGGTCAAAACATAGTTGAATGTGAAGATGGAAGTTATAAGATAGACATTCCTAATGATTCTGTTATAGCAAATGCTGAAAGATTCTATGAACTTATTGGTGGACAAAATAATGATTTCTTTAAAGAAAATGCTGAGTATATTAAAACACTTGACTTTGAAGGTATGGTTAAGTTCCTATTTAAGTTTATGAAAGAAAGAATAAAACTTGACCATTTTATACAATATGAAACATTAATATACATACTTTTAAGAGATGGTGAAGATAGTAGCAAACGTGCAACAGAAGATAGTAAAACATTTAATTATGTAAATGTAAGGTCTGATATTACAAGTCCGTCTAAATCAAGCAACATTGGTATAGGTATGGTTCATGGATATATTAAGAAGGTATTTAAACTTACAAAGCAAAATGCAACTCCTGTAGAAACAGATGTATTCTATAATAGTATTACAGAAGGAAGAGATACAGCAAAAGGAAGTTTATATACTGAATTTAATGATATATTAAATGGATACTTTACTAAAGATATGATGATGAATGATTTTAATAGTGTATTAGATGATGAAGAACTTGCAACTATAGAAGGAGAAAGTTATGAAAGTTAATAGGAAGTTTAAAGTTTTATCAAAATTTGGAATGCTTAAAAGAAATATGGCAAAAGTTTTAGTTGGTTATATGAAAATAAATGCTGTAAATAATACTGGAAAACCTCTTAGTGAACTAATTAAGTTTAATGATGAAGTCAGAGACAGACTTAGAAAGTTTGCAGAAGAGAATAATGATAAATATAACTCAATTATGAGTTTTATGGCATCACAAACACACAGAGTTTTAGTAAAACATGAGACAGACCCTGCTTTAGATAACTTATTATACTTTTCAATTAAAAGATATATGGGTAGAGAGTATGCAAAAGTAGGATTTAGTAAAAGATTATTTGATAAATTAGAAAGTGGTAAATATAATTTTCATGCAAGACTTATAAAAGCTAAAAATTACCATAAAAATAATAAAGGGATGTGATTTTAAATGGCAAAGAAATCTAATAAGGTTTTAAGAGGAGAGAATTCTAAAATAAAGATAAATAAGGACACAATGAACTCTAATCCTGCAAAAACTAGAATAATAAAAGCTAATAGAAAGGGGAAATAATTATGAATGGAAGTTTTAAAGTAACTAATAATCTTATAGCACAAGGACTTACACATGTTGCACATAACTTTGGAATAAGAGCAGTTGGTCAGTATGAAGAAGTAAATGGAGAAAGAGTGTTAAAATCAATGAGACTTGTGTCAATTGACCTTGTCTCAGATAAAGGATGTGTTGGAAGTGTTATTAAAAAAGATAAGAAGAAAGAAGATTAAACTTAAAGATATTACATCTAAACTTAATTTACATGTTAAAAGTGTAAGAAGTAAGGCAAAGTTAAGAAAGATTGGTAAAGAACTTATGAATAAATATAAAAAGTATTTAATACTTGGATGAGGAGTTATACATGAGTAAAAAGAAACGTAAAAAGAGAAGATTAGAATCAACTACTGTATTAGAGATAGTTGATAGAACTCTGTCTGACTATTCTGGTAAAATGGTTCCATCTGCAGAACCTATGGTTAAAACAGGTGGTCCTAAAGACGAACTAAGAGTATTTAGTTTATCAGAACTATTTGCTTTTATGAATAATAAATAAACATGCATAGTCCTTGACAAATATTTAGTCAGGGACTATATTTCTTTTATTTTTTCTTCTATAATAAGGAGGTGTTTCCTATATTTGATATACTAGAGACAACTACTGCATTTTATATTCCAAAGTCAACTTTAGATAACGGAGCATATTTGAATTTAAGGTCAAAACTTTCAATAATAGACTTTAATACAAAAGCACAAATACCTAAAGCATTCTTTGAAATAGATGGTGGTGAAGATACAGTTATAGGAATTCCTAAAATATCTAAGAATATAATACAAAGTGTTACTAGAACTAGGTATAATTATAAGCAAGTTAAAATACCACTGGTTGATTTAATAAGTTATAATCTTGCTTATCCACCACTAGAACACCAAAAAGAACTTGCTAAGAAACTTAGCAGTCACTTTTTATTCAATGAAGATAGAAGATGTATTCTTGCATTAGCCCCAGGGTTAAGTTGTACTAAGCCCTTACGAATCTAATTGCTTGGAGCGTTCGTTTATAATGTTATACTACTAAGTAAATGATAGTAATATCTTTATGGCAATAAGTTAAAGCTTATTGATATAGTAAAAATGTATTAACTAAGAACGTGTTGAGCAACAAAGTATGTTTAGATAAAATTTGCAAATAAAATTAATATAAAAAGGAGGAATGTTATGTATAACATAAATAAGTTTATTGAAGCAGTAGTTAAAAAAGCTAATGAATCTAGCAAACCAGAAGTTGCTAAGTTCTGGCAAAATGTAGGTGAAAATCAACAAGTTTTAATACATCTAAGACTTGAACTTAATAAAGCTGGATTTGATGAAACTATTATAACTAAAGTTCCAGTTGATTCTATGGTTGCAAAAGATGTATCGTCTGTATCTAAAACTGAACCAGAACTTATAGCAGGATTTGTAATCAAATCTATGAAAGAAGTTATAAAAGCTAAAGTATCAGGAGCACCGTCAACACCTGCAAATAAAAAGATTAAAGTTACATTCAAAGGTGGAGAAGATGCATTAGTGGATGGACAAGCTTCTAAAGAAATAGAACTTACAGGAACTTCACCTACAGGACCAGTTGGTCTTAAAGGACTAGCTTGGCCTACAGTTACTATTAAAACAGAAAAAGCAGCTACTAAGCAAAGAGATGGTCTTAAATGGATTGCAACTGGTGGTGTAACAGGTACTAAAGAACAAAGTGAATTTAATTCTTTAACTTCAGCAACTGATGTAGTACTTACAGTAGTAACAAAATCTAAATAATATCTAAACATATGTGTCCATCGACTATCGAAACCCATAAAATTAGAGTTGTAGTCATATCAAATCCCGATAGCATCATATTTATGGTGTTATTGGGATAGGATACTTTTTATTACGGCTACTTCTATGAGGTAAGGCACTTAACTAATTTGGAAGAAATAGGTTTAAGTTATGCAAATCTTAAATCTAATAGGGAGTAGAGTAGGGATTATCCCGAAACGGTTCGTAAACTATTATTAGTTTAAAGACATAGTCAGTCAAAAACGTAGGTAAAACTTATCTTGCAGCTCATACAGTACATGAGCTCAAGTGTAAATTTATATTCATTGTATATAACAGTGATTTAATAAAGCAAGGATATGAATCTTTTTGTAAGATTTTAGGAAAAGAAGGAATGTATGTTTTATCGAAAGGTTCTGATATAATGGACCTTAAATACGATAAAATAAACGGTTTATTTCTAACTCAGGCTATGCTTGAGAGTATAATTAAAACATATGGTATAGAGACTATATCTGATATTATTTGTAATAAAATGAATCTTAGAATGAAAGTAATAGACGAAGTAGATAGAAATGTGTCTACTACATATAAACTTGAAGTATATTTTAACTTTGAATATAACCTATATCTTACAGGTACACCTTATAGGAACTTACAAACAGATAACAGAGTATTTCAGATAATTTATAAGAATGTATTGCATCTAGGTGATGATGTTAAAGTACCTGCAAATAAAAACATATACTTTATAAGAGGCAAGATGAATCCAACTAGAAAGGAATTTATGAAGATTCGCGGTTGGAATGAATCTATGTTTAAGATAGAGTATAATAATATATTTGCTCGTAAAGATATATTCTTAGATTTTATTATGGATAAAATGTATATTAAAGATGATTCTCTTATGAAGAAGATGCTTAGTGAAGAAGGAAGAATAGTATTTTTCGTAGGTAGAATTGAAAACTGTGAGATAGTTGCAAATAAACTTCATGAAAGATTTGGTATAGATGAAGATGATATAGGTATAGTTAATAGTAGTAAAAGTTTAAAAGAGAATGAAGAAAATAAGAATAAGAAATTTATAGTTTCTACTACACAAAAAATAGGTAGAGGTTATGACGATAAACACATAAGAGTTATAGTTTTACTAGAGTTTACATTTGCAAGGTCTGAGATAACTCAAACTTTATCAAGAGTTGGTAGAGTTGGAGGAGATTTGGGTCATGTAGTGTACCCAGTTGATATGAGTTTTACTCAGACTATAGATACTTATAATAAACGTAAACGTGAAAATCTATTTACAGACGGATTTATTCATCAATATGGTGTTGACATACCAGAAGAATATGCTAGTAACTATTTAAATGGGTATAGAAAAGACAGTGTTGAAGCTAAAAATATTGAAAAAGAGAAGAAGTCTAGTCGTAAAGGTTCTAACTTCTACAAATACATTAAATCAAGGTAGGGAGTTTATTTATGAAAAGAGGAGAATATAATAGTTCTGATATAAGATATTTTAATGATGTTATAAAATTATATAATGCTAAATACAAGCCAACATATAAGCTTATATGTGTAACTAAGAATGTAGGATTTAAGAAATTTAGAAAGTTTATGATTGATAAATATGATTTTGACCCAGATGAAGTTGACAGAGCGATTAGTATTAATGCTTTAAATAAAGGTACTTTTCATAAGTTATTTATAAGTATAGAAAATTGCTATGCAACTAAATCTATGATAGATGTGTATCTTGATTTCTATAAACTTGCAAAAGAGAATAACTTTGACTTAAGAGACAGATTCTTATTTAGTAAAGTAAGCAGTATCAAATCATATGATAGATATATGATACAGAAATTAAGAGAAAGATACTCACTAATACCAGCAGAAACTATTAAGTAAAGAATTACATATAATAATATGTCTAATAGACACAATAAATATTTTAGTAGGAGGAATTATAATGAGAAGAAATTGGAATGCAAAAGTTGATGAAAATGGAGACTTTTGGAAAGATGAAAGAAAGTATTTAGCTGTTAGAGGGTTTGATGACAGTGGTGTTGTGTACAGAAATCCTAAGCATCTTATAATAGTATCTCATTCTGACTTAGATGGGGTTACATCAGCACTTAATATGATGATGTATGCTGAGACTATAAAGATTAACTATGATGTCTACATGGAAAGAACATCTCGTGAGGAAGAGACTTCAATGATATGTAAGTATGCAGTTAAAGAGGTTTTAGACAGATATAAGGATATTCCTTATATAGTAGATATAGAAGTAGTCATAACAGACAGAATGTTTTTAGACTTAAAGACGTTTAATGAAGCAGACTATCCAGATAATGTTAAATTTAGTTGGTATGACCATCATTCTGGAAATGTTAGAACTAGAGATGAAATAGTTGCTGTTATAGGTGAAGATAGACTAGCTGATTATCAAGTTTTAACTGATATAGAACATTGTGGAGCAACTATAAGTTATGGAGCATGTATGAAAAGGTTAGATAGTGAAGCTGAGCTATGGCAAGTTCAACTTTATGAAAGAAATCTAAGAGCATGGTCATACAATGTTAATCTTTGGGATACTTTCTTATGGAAACAAAGATATAAACCTGGAGATGCTCAATGGTATAGAGGTCAAAAATGGGGTACAGTTGATAAAGTAGTTGATGATAATGTTGAATTACTTAGAATACTTGTAGCTTTTATAGATTCTGGAGTAAGTTTAAATTCTGATTCTGTTTATAGTTGGGTTAATGACTGTGACAGAAAATATAAAGAACTTGTAGAAGTTGCCTATAATGAAGCTAAGAATCACCCTTTAACTGGATTTGTAAATTACTTCAGAGATTCAACTACAAGTGGTATTTTAGAAAAGATGTTTAAAATAGCTCTTGTTCCAGCTGAATGGAAATTTGCATCAAATATAAAAGAAAAGATTATGGAAGAGTATAAAGATGTAGATATCGTTATAACATTTCATAAAACAGGTGGAACTGTGTATACTGGTTATCATGTAACAGAGGTTGAATCTCCTCAAATTGCAAGATATATTGGTGAAACCTATGGTTTATCTGGTGGTGGACATAAAAATGCTGCTGGATTTAGTTGTAGACGTGATACTAAGAGCATATTTGATGATGAAACATATAACAGAATTGCTACAAGAATATCATTTGAAAGAATAAGACATGCACTAGATGAGTTTTTCTATCTTAACTTTAAGGAGGTTTATAACGAATGGACGAACTAAGAGTAAAAAGTAGTATAGTATCTACTGTTAATAATGTGGTGTTTAGTTATGATTTATGGTGTCTTGATATCTTGTCAGATAATGCAAGACGTATAAAGAGTCAGGATTTTGATAATCTTTTAACTTCTATAGTTGAAAAACTAGAGCATTCACTTATTACACCTTATACTATAAGAGTTGATTCTATGAATAGGATATCTCTTATGCCTAAGGAAGGTGGTATGTTTATGCCACAAGATATTAAAAATAACTTTATTTACTTTAAACCTTCTATTCTATTTGCAGATGAGTTAAGATTTCTTATTAAACATTACAAGAATTTGAGTTACGCTACTATACCAAGTAGCGTAAACTTGAATGCTGAGAGTATAATCTCTGATGAGAATAATTATTTTTTTATAATGAAAGATAACTTAATTGATGATGAGAGAATACTTAGGAATATATTTGGAAGTAATATTAAAACATTTAATGATACAAAAGAAGGAATAAGTAATTATTTAGACTTTTTCTGTACTGGAGATTTAGGAGTTGAGACATTTCTTATATCTGATTATTTCTGGATTGATGTACTTTTATATCAACTTATAATAGATAGTGGAATGAAAGATGATTACAGAGTTAAGAAAATGATAAATGTTGGTAAATCAATACTTTTTACACCTGAAAATCAAAAGATATATGATGATTTTAGAAAAGCATATATTGCAGATGAAGGTAAAACTCCAGTTGCAAGTTTTAGTTTAGTAAAATTATGGGATAGGAAGTGATAATATGAATAATCCGTTTATAAGTACTATTCCTACTCCATCTAAACCTACTAAGTATAAAATTGAGCTTAGTAAAGAAGATGAGGAGGAATTAATGACTAAATTTGAAGAAGCTTCTCAAGAACCAAGTGAAATAGTATCACAAGTAAGGCATGATTTATTTAGAAGTCTTATAATACAGTTCTTTCAAGAGAAGTTTCGTGAATGGATGAAAGGTAAGGCTGACCCTTTAAGAGATGATTGGAAAGACACTAATGCTTGGGTAGTTAAAGTTAAAAAGACTAAAATACTTAAAAGTGAGTTGCATTTAGTTAGTGATATAGATGCTAAAGCAGAAGATAAAGAAAAACTTAAAGGATATAAGACATCAACTGTTGATATAAATATAGATGAAGAGGAGTTTGAATGGGATAAAAAGAGCTTTAGTGAGGCTAAATTTCCTTTATCATATGTTTCAGGAATAAGTAAGAAGTTATATGCTGATTATGAATTTGGAAAATCATTTATAGAATTAGAATTTGAATATACACCATAGGAGGAGTAATTATGAAAATAAATGAAAGATTGGTACTAGTGTTTAATGACCCTAATTGTGGGATGGATTTTGAACTTAGACTTCCAGATGTAAGTAAGTTTGAAAATAAATATGAGATGTCTAT